CTAAAAATTCAAGAAAGGATGGATGAAAAGCATGTGATGTCCGACTTCCAGAAAACAGCGATGCCGGTTACGAGTCAAAAAATCGAGGTACACCCGCTGTACCTGCTCGTCGCCTTTCCCAAGCACACCGCCGACACAAGCGGTAGTGACAAGGATGTTATCCGATGTGTGGAACAACTCGTCAAAGGTAATGCGGGGAGCATAGTAGAAATGGTTGTCCTTCCTACAAAAACTGTTAGATACGAGACGGTTCAATTCCAAAAAACCGCTGTAGTTTTTGGCGAGAAGAACGCAGTGATAGTTGTCTCTGATTTTTTCTGTAAGCGTTGTGGTGAGATAGCACTCAACGGCGTGGATATACTTCATCCCAGCTGCTTCAATCGCACTTTTCTTGTGCCACCACTCAAAAACAGAACCGTGTTCGGAAAAGCCCATCGCATTCATGCCGCATTCTTTGGCTTTTACGATGTACTCTCCGTATTTTGTGACCGAATCAATATTGGTAACGCCATTTGACAGGTCACTATGTAGATGATAGACGGTGTATTGCCCACTCATCGCCACGACAGCCTCCCTTCGTAGAGTTTTTTCCAAGTTTCTTGGCCTCTATCGACAGGACTGTCCTTTTCACCAAGTAAATTATCCTTATCCCAAAGATATTGCACATTGACAAACTGCTTTAACCGCTTGATATTGTGGTCGTCTCGGATGCAGACATCCTTATCAAGGGCAAAAACCACACGGCAGCCAAGTGCTGCCAGCAATTTCATCTGATTTGGGTTCAGATGCGAGGTCAAAATCGCCCCGGTATTGTGAATTCCGTAAGTATCGGCAAGTAGAACGGATTTGCAGCCCTCAAACAAGATGATTTCCCCTTTCTGGAGGATAGCATCTCTGTTTTCTGCAAGACCATAGATGGTTTTCAACTCACCCCACGACATGAAATAGGTGTATTTACGCAAACCCTTCTCTTTCCAGCGCGGGTCGAGGGTTCGCCCACCGATATTGACGATTTTTCCGTCTGGATTTCGTATTGGATAGACAAGCCGGTCGGAAAAGCTGTCATAGTACACCGAAAACTTGTCTATAGATGCACGGGAAATGCCTTCATGTTCCCAAACAGCCAACTTATCGTCTCGTTTCTCATACCGCTCCATGTAATCATCCGGCAGCACTGTTCCTTTGGCCTTTTTTGCTGTGTTATGGGGTGGCGCAAACCGTTTTGCCACCTCTGTAGCTGCAAGACGCTTTCTTGAACTTACTTTGCCATTAAATCCGCTGTATTTTTTCAGCTTTTCTACGGCTTCTGCCATACTACACTTGTCATAGTACCGAATAAATGTCAGCACATTGCCGCCGATACCGGAGGAGAAGTCAAAAAACGAATTTGTTTCTTTACGAACGGAGAAAGACGGCGTGTTTTCATCTTTAAGAGGTGACAGTGCCCAGTATTCTCCGTTTTTCTCTGTGAAATCCGTATATTGAGAAATGTAATCCAGAATATCGACTGACTCTATCAGTTCAGACAGCTCCAAACCGTCTCCTCCTTTCGCATTTTATTTAATTGTGATGACGGATTAAAATGGAGTCTGAGGAATATGCTGCTTAGCCTGTTCATAAAGAATATGATTACCGTCAAACAGCAAGTCTATGTATTCATCCTGTGTCATCTGCATACCGTTACGATTGACTGTGACACGCAGCTTTTTATTGCCGCATTCTGCACCGTCTGCCTCGATTTCCTCCGGTGTTTTATCGGAAATCATAGCAATGGTCGAAGCGTTTCGTGCAATCTTGGCGCTGTCGGCAAGCTTACCTGTGATAGTTGCCTGTGCCGCACCGATACCGGCAATATTCATCTCTCCGCAGATTTGGTTCTTCACCATATCCACAAAACGGCCAAGTTCCTGATAGCTATCGAAGGCATCACCCTCGCCTTTACCTTTGAAGTAGTCCACGATAAGGACATCCAACCCCTGAGTGTGCTTGACCTTGTTGACAGCGGTATAAATACTCTGCTGGTCGAACATGGGGATGTAAATATGGGTGAACTTACGAGTCTTGAGCCACTCTTTTGCCGCCAGAATCCGCTGTTCCTCTTCCTCACTGTAGTTACCGGAGGTAAGGCGCTTATACTCAATGCCTGACAGATGAGCGAGAATACGGGAGGTAAAAAGCCGTGTGTTTAACTCGCTGTCCAAATACAGCACGGCGTAATCCTGCTTAAGCAAATCCACTGCGCAATTCAGCAGCATCATACTCTTACCCTGCTTCTGTTCGGCGCCAAAGATGAACAACTCTCCACGCTCAATTGTGGCGTAATCGTTCAAAGCGGGGAACTTGAAGGGGATTCCTGCGTAACCGGCACCCTGACGGCCTTTGATTTCCTCCCAGCATTTATCGACCACATCTTTATAGGCCGGGACATCATTGGTTGTAGAAAACTCCATCATCACATCGTCAAGCATCTTATAGATTTTCTGCTCGATGTTCTCAGCAGAAGGTTGTGTACACAGCTTTTGGCATTCCTTTAATTGCTGGTATGTATCTCTGCGAAACGCTGCGTCCATCACATTATTTACGAGAAGCTTATACTCCTCGACTGTATTTCGGCTGATGTTTTCGCTGTTTTCCATGAGCGTATAGAGCTGGTCGATGCTCAGCTCATCCGCAAAACGCCGGGTAGCCTCTTTAGCAGTCAACGCTTGGATAATATTGTATGGGTCAATGCGTTCAATGCCATCTCTTGCAAGAGAGCAAATCGCCTGATAGATATAGCGGTTCTCTTCGTTTGTGAAATGGTTTGGCAGCAGCTGCTCGGAGTAGTATGAAAAATCAGGATGGTGAATCAGCGTGGCGATAATACCCGCTTCGCTTTCGACCCGCGCCATATCTTCATTTGCCAGCATTTCTCATCACCTCTTCTTCATTAACTGATAGTACTCGCACTCATCCTGCATTTCGCAGAGATGGGTACATTTGAAAAACTCACACGACGGTTTGAAATCTGATTCCTGCCGTATCTCGGAAATCATTTCTGCAAGCCACTGTTTTGCGCTTTCGTAATCCTTATCCAAGAACGGTTCTTCGATGAAGGTATCAGTGCGGAAACAGTTGAAGCAAAGCTTACGGGGGCGAACGCCGTATTCCTCCTCGACCGCAGCCGAATAGAGGTACAGCTGCCTAAGATAAGCGTCCAGTTCCTCGTCCGTCTTGGTCGGTTTTTCCCGCTTGCTCCGAGGCTTCAAAACTCTGGACTTGTTATCCACCACATAGAGGGAGCCATCCAGCTCTCCAAGAAAATCAATGTAACCAATGAAGGGGGTTCCATTCACCTTGAAATCCACCTTCTTTTCAATGGCTACAGGTCGATACGGGAACGGGTGGATGCCCCGCAAATACTCAAGACCACCAGTGAAGTAGTTCCCGAAGACCGTTTTATTAGGTGCCCGACCGACAACCTCTTTCTTGAAATCCCGCAAGTAAATGTCTGTCAACTGACGCGGAGACTTTCCTTCCTTGAAATAGGTTTCAATCAGCTTGTGCATGAATGTGCCATAGCTTGCGAAAAACATTTCTTTGCCGTGGATATGCCGGATGTACTTCAGATAAAATCGATACGGGCAATCTACGAAAGCTTTGATACGGGAGTAGCTCCAGACCATATCATCAATGAGCGGTGCGTAATTGATTTCTCCCATAGTCCGCCACCTTTAGAAAGGCAGGCGGTTGTCGTCGATTTCGCCCTCATCAACTGTGGGCTGCGGCTCTGTACTGCTGTCACGAGGCTCCTCTCCGTCAAGCTCAAAGGAGAACATTTTGAAGTTGGTATATGTAACCTTTTTCTCTTTGTCGTACTTGGTCGTCACATCCACATCGCCGAGTTTGATGCGGTTGCCCTCTTTCAAACTGGCAGCTTTCTTTGCTGCCGCCGTTCCGATGGCGAGAACGAAACCGGAAAAATCCTGTTCATACTCGCCAGACTGTTTGTTCTTTCGACTGATGGACATACGAACCTTCGTGCTGGTGTCGCTCATCGGCGTCACTTCCCAGACCTTTGCATAAGCACCTGTGCGAAAACCCATGTGTTACTCCTCCTTGATACTGAATGTCTCTTTGAAATCTGCCAGCAATTTACCGGCAAGAGCCGACTCGGTGATGGCAAAATAGTTGCCGCCCTTTGCGTATTTGGACACAAACTTTTTCACATCCTCCGCCTTATCCTTATTGGACTCAAGGAAGTGCTTGACCTTCTCGTCAAAACTCTGGATGATACCCTCTGCAATCATCTTGTCCTCAGCTGCCTCAGCAGCACGCTGCTTGCTGCGGAAATTATCGGGGTCATCATCCGGCGTTGCGATATTAAAATACTTGAGAAGGAAGTACCGGCTGGAGTAAGTCAGACCGGAACCAAACGCCTGTGAAGCGTCACCTTGCTGTCCAACGAGCGCCCAGCTGACATCGATACGCTCTTCGGGGTTATCATTGTTGACCCAAGACCATACCATGTCGGCGCTTACCAGAATCTCGTTGTTGTTCTCCTCGTAAAACTCGCCCTTGCCGGTCGTTTTGGTCTTCTTATATGTATAGGGTTCTACCTTTGTGCTTCCGGGCTGAATACTGGGAACCAGGGACAGGTGATACTTGTCCATAAAAACCGAGATTTTTGCAAGAATTTCATCTTCGGTGACATACTTGTAGCCGTAGCCGCTTTTGTTTTTTCGGATGACCTCTACCTGTTTTCTGACCTTAGCAAGCTTTTGATAAATGTTGCTTGTCTGCTCTGACATAAATAACCTTCTTTCCTTTTATTCGCCGCAAAGATAAGTAGCTTCCATATCGGCAAGATGCAGCAGGACAGCAAGCTTACTCCGCTCAAAAATTTTGCCGATAAAAGCGTTCCCGCCCTTTACTGCTGTGTCCCAACCGCCCATATGAGCGCGGATAGCGAGAATTTCCTCCGGCTCAAGATGCATGAAGTTCTGAATAAGGATGACAGACTTGTCTGCGTGCTCTCCGCAGGGGAACTTCTCATCGATTTCATAGACCTCTTTCTTGTACCACTGGCCGGTCTCCTCATCCTTGACATTGCGAAAGCCTTTCTTGTAGAAGTTGACCTTGCAAATGTCGTGAAGCAGCGAAACAACTGCGACAGTTTCTTCGGGGTAGCTGTTCTGCAATCCGGCGTTTGCCAACCCTCTCTTTAAGCAGTCATACACATTCAGGGAATGCTGAAGAAGCCCACCTTCATGGCAGCCGTGGAACTTTGTGGATGCTGGTGCAACGAAGAAGTCGGAATCCTCCAACCATCGCAGAAGCATATCGGAGCCATCTCTGTGTACTGCGTTATTGTACACAGAAAGAAATCTCTCCTTTAACTCGCCCATAGGAACCACTCCTTTCAATCTTATATTTTATTTAATTGTGTTGATATATGTAAAGAGACGCCTGCTTGGCGCAGGCTCTCTAATTACCAATTTCGATTGGATTTGGGAATGGGATAAAGCTTTTCAGCCGTTGTCTTTGCGTGGGATTGTTTCATCTTACCGTATGTCTGCATCAAAAGCATGACTGCGATATTACGGTTTCCGTCCAATTCCAAATCCTGATACTGGCTTTTCCCGTACAGGCTTCCGTTTGCGGTGCGGAATGGGAGCCTCTCTTCGCCGACATTCTGCCAGCCAAAACGGCTGGTATAACCATAAGTACCATCGTACTTCTTGATGAGAGACTTCTTGGCTTCCTCATCGCAGAAAACAGGATTGTCTCGCTTAAAAGACTCGATACGCTCCCAGACCGCATCGTACATATCGGGATTCTTCACATCCTCCATCATACGCTGCTCCAGCTCGGGGTCGGTATGTTCTGCGATATATGCCTTGATTAAACGGCTGCGCTCTTCGCCGACAGCTCGTTCACCAATCTCTTTGGCTGTTTCTGTGGCAAGCCAAGCACCGCCTGCAAAGATTGAAAACAAATCTCCGATACCCATTTTCTCACCGCCTTACATCAGGAAAGCCAGCTTCCAACGCTGGTAGTCTTCCATATAGTCTTTTTCAATTTTGTTTTGTTTGTGCTCCAGCTTGACCCTACCTTTAACAACATATGTCCGCCCGGACATGAAATCAACTGCTGCGTCAGAGAAGTCCACTGGAATACCAGCCCGCTCTCTCTCGTACATCCGATAGAAAAGCCCGGACATCCATACTCTGTAGAAGCTTAACTGCTGCTTTGTCTTGCCATCCTGAAGTGCGGCGGCAGAGCGGTGCGAAAGCATGGAGCGAATGGACATGGTTTTTGTGGTAGCCCGAACCCCACGCATAATGGTATCGCCAGGAACTCTGTCACGCCGAATTTCCTTTGCGTAATTCGGATGTTTGTACAAAAAACCAGGAAGCTCCACCGCATTATGAAATGCAGGAAGGGATTCGCGGTAAAGAGGAACACAGTTCTCGCCGTACCGGATGGACATATCCATGAAGTCTACATCCGAAGCCGTGATGCTTAGCGTGTCTTCTTCCCGAATGCCGGAAAACGCCATCCAGTAGTAGCAGCGGTAGAGATTATCGATAGTCTCGTCACCCTCTGGGTCAAAGACCTCGTTGAGATACCGCTGGAGATGTAGCGGGCTTGTGACCATCTGCTTTCTGACCTTGTCAAGACCGACCGCTGTGATGCGAAGCATCCCATCACAGGCACCCGGCACATTCATGGTGATACACCACTTGACATACTCTTTCAGTATCGTCAGCGACATCCATTGACTTTTGGAGCGCAATCCTACGATTTCATCAATCACAGGCTGTAGTTCCTCGGTGCTTTTCGTACACAAATCAGCACCCCATGCCTCTTCATGCGGTTCAAACGCGGTAAATACCGTTGTTGCCACATTCGCGGTGTTGATGCTTTGTGTATAGTTGCGGATGAAGTTTATCTTTAACCCTTCATTGTACATGGCGAACCTCCCGTTAATTGTATGTAGGGTTATGCCGGAACGGCAGCATTCAAGCGGATTGCTTTATGCCAAACGGCAAGCAGCACCTCAGTATCCAGGAATGAAATAGCGGAGGTAGCGAGGAGATTTGCTGCTGCTATCTGCCGCATATAGCGGTTGGACAATGTGGTGATATACTGACCGATGCGTTCTTTCGACATACATTCGGGATTCTCGCACAGAACCATGCTATCCAAGCGAAGATCACTGTCAGCCGACTTGACAATGACATGGGTGGGCTGGCCTGACTTCTTAATGGAACTGGTAAGGGGAAGGGCGATGATGTTGGGGCTGTGTGCATTGCCGACATTGTTTTGAAAAACAACACCGGGACGCCAGCCATTTTGTTCGCAGCCGCTTCCTCCAAAGTTCATCAGATATACTTCCCCAATTTGAGGGACTCGTTGCTCATTATGATGAAAACCCAAGGTACTAACTCCTTCAATTCAATTATGTTGATAGTTGGAGTATAGCATAATGGTGGTTTCAAGTCAAGTCAATTATATAGACAACATAAAAAGTTTATGAGAAAATAAGGGTGTAGGTTTTCTCGGGCTCCGCAGCTTTCATGTTGCCGCAGCTTACCGTGAGTATAGTACCCAAAGGATTGGTGTCGCTATTGATTTCGGCAAATTTTATCCGGTCGATGCACATAGTGCTTGTCTCGGACTTTAGGCAAATCAGATTGGGATTTTCGCATATCAACATAATTGGGAAGGATAATCTGATTTTGCAGGGGTCTGCCACACGATACCATTCCTGATTCTCCGTGCAGAAGAGAACCTGTTGCGGTTTGTTTCGGGAACAGTATTCCTTCAGTTCCCTCACAGAAACTCTTTTTTTCATCTCGTAGTCAGAAACCTCCATTGATTTATGAGGAAGCCCATGTTATACTACAAGTGGGTCATGATGAGTGGTGTCGTTATGACCACAGCCTGTAAACCTATGGGCTGCTCGCATACTGTTTTCTTGAGTTTGTGTTCATCGGCAGTATGCAACACGGGATAGTCCGTCGAAAGGCGGACTATTCTTTTTCCTATTGACAGAAACTTTAGTTTGTGCTATCCTGTCAATGCAAACAGTTGTTATGGTGTTAATGCTACCACAAATTACGGGTCGTGTCAACAACCAATCTCAAATGATGGAGGACAGTCATCATGGACTTCGGTCAGCGCTTGAAGAATCTGCGTTTGGAGCGCGGATATACACAGCAGGATTTGAGTTCTGCTGTCGGAGTCTCTACCGTTGCCGTTCGGTCGTGGGAACACAACACGAAAAAGCCGAACATGGACGCTTTGATTGCGCTTGGGCGTTTTCTGAACACATCGATAGATACGCTTCTTGATATTCAGCCGAAAGGGAGCGAACAAAACTACACTTTTATACTCTCTCCCGCAGAGAAACGCTTCCTACAGGAATATCGTGAGCTTGATTCCCACGGCAAAAAAATCGTGAACACCGTATGCTCTTTGGAGAAAGAGCGTATTGACCTGGCGGCAAAACCGAAGAACCGCAGCAAAGTTATCCAGCTTGCAAATACCGAGAGAGAGCGGTATATCCCACGATATACTACACCATCCGCAGCCGGTACATCTGTCCCGCTTGACGGCGCTGACTTTGAGATGATTCTGGTGGACAACAGTGTCCCAGACGAAGCAGATTACGCCGTAAACATCCAGGGAAACAGTATGTTCCCATATATTCACGATGGCGACATGGTATATGTGAAAAAGGATGCGGAAATGGCTATCGGCGATGTCGGTATCTTCTGTGTGGATGGCGCAATGTACTGCAAGCAGTACTATGTAGATGAAAATGGGAACCTTGAGTTAGTATCCGCGAACCCAGAACTTCGTAACACGAATGTCTTTGTGTCATCGGATAGCGGCAGCTCCGTAAAGTGCTACGGAAAAGTCCTGATAGGGTTCAAGCTGGAACTGCCGGACTATTTGTTTGAGGAGTAAAAGAGCAGGGCAATTACGCCCTGCTTTTTCTTTACTGGATAGCAGACTGAATGTGGCTTTTTGCATCGTCGATTTTTTCGAGCGCATCATTCAGGCTATCCAATGCGTCTTCCATCTTTTCAAACCGTTCTGTGCTTTGCAGATTCTCAGGGTAGTTGTCAACGCAGTCCTGCTCTTTATCACAGACCCTTTCCACCACAGAAGCGGCATTACTTAACATATTGAGGGCGTCTCTGAGCTGCCCCCGTCTTCTATCATCCACTCAATTCCTCCTATGAAAGCAATTTGCATAGTGAATTAGGCCGCCTGCCACACACCAGCGATATTCATATCGAGCCGCAGAGTATCTTCTGCTGCCTTAGAGATAGAGAACGAAGTGACTTCCTGTAAAAGCTTACAGAAACTATTCTCTCTGCCGTTCTCCAGAATGACCTCGTCGCAGAAGATGCTGATAGTCAGCACTTTGTTGTCCATATTGACACTCGCGTCGATGACGGAGCAATCAATTTCTTCAAAAAGTGCATCGACTTTCTCGCAAGCTCTGCTAACCTGCTCGGATTTTTCCGGTGAGACAACAAAAGCCGCACCGAACTCTTTGGAGGCATCCTCAATCAAACCATGCACCGTGTCAAAACAACCTTTGTATTCCATATTGTCCGCCCCCTTATTCGATTGGTGTTGTGATACCATGAAAGGTAAATGTCAGCCGAATCCTGTTTTTTGCCAGAGGATAGACCTCTGTATTGCTGGCAAACTCAGCAGCTCTGGCAAACCACTCCGGATTATCAAAGTCCAACCTCTTTGCCTCGATAGAGACACTGCCCATTGTCTTGAACGGCTCACACAGTTTATATGAAAGAACGGCATCCGTTCCTTTGGCAAAATGCTTGAGCACAGAATAGACGAACTTCATCTGCTGATGCTTAGGAAGACTGATGATGGTTGTCTTCATCTCATCATTCATCACCTCATCATAAATGGCATCGACGAAACTGTCGAACGCCGTTTCAATGTCGGCATCAAGCGCATACTGCAAATCCAAATTGTTATCCATAAAGACCACTCCTTCCAATATCTATTATACCACACACAGTCAACTGCAGAGCTGACAGGTGATTTCCACCTCGCCAACTGCGTTCTCTCCGAGAATTTGCAGCAGAGAGTTCGCAATCATGTCTGCGTTGATTTTTCCACTAAAAGAAAGAGAGACCTTTTTCATGGACATAATTTCATTCTTTTCAGGCGTTAAGGCGTGAGGTTCCATCAGCTTAACAGGAGTTGGCGCAGGCTTTACCTCGCCCTTCAAAAAACTGCACCATGCTTCTCGCTGTTCGGCATTCATGGAATGCCCTACGGGGAACTTTACCGCAAGGCCATTTGCTTGAATAAACCTGCGTATGGTAAGCGGTTGTACATGAAACATAGCTGCCAGACTGGTTGCGTTTGCCCCGTAAACAGCCAGCAGGTGGTTGAGATATTCCTCCTGCGTCGGCTTGGAAACCTCCTTAAAAATCTCCCAGGAAGTAGGTTGGTTCAAGTTGATAGACAATGTTTTCCCGTTCCTTTCTTTCCACTGCTTTTTCGTCAAGCTATCTGACGGAAGAGAACACTTCCGACTTTTGCTGCCACGCTTGCGATGACGAGCCTGTTGAGCCAGCTGCTTCTTTTGCCAGCAATCATAAGTAAAGTCATCCACCGTGTTCCTCCATCCTTTGATATACGCGGAACCTCTCTTCCAATTCCGTCGGTGACCGCGCTTTTCCAAGCTTGCGAAAGTTACCCTCTACCAGTTCATACAGAAAATAGAAGTCGCGGCTTTCTTTACTTGTCAGGATAAAGCGCAGCTCGTGATTGCTGTTATAGTATCCAACCCACACTCGTTCACCCTTTGGATATTTAGGTTCGCTCAATAAGCTCCACCGCCTTTCGCAGCAAAACATCATGTTCATTGGGAAGCGTATCGAGAATAACCTCATCCAGCAGCTCATGGAGAATATCTCCGATTTGCTTCCCTTGTGGCACACCGAGAGAGATAATATCTTTGCCGTTAATTGCCAAGTCCTTCAAGGAAAAGCATTTTTCCTGCTCAAGTATCTCTGCCATCAGTACGCCAAGTGCCACACACCGCTCTATTCTGGACTCCTGCGTTCCTTCTGCGTGGGCTTTAATATCCGCCATCCTGACATCCAGCAGCTGAGAAAATCTGCGCTCACCGATTTTGCAGAGCCACCGGCGAACTGTTTTCGTGGTTGGTTCAATGACGGTATCATGGTACAAAACAAGGTCAAGCACTTCCTGTTTTGTTGCAGTGTCGAAGCGCAACCGTTCCAGAACGACTTTGGAAATGTCATAACTACAGTTTCCGTGCCCGTGAAAATGGCCGCCGTTCTCATCCTCTGTATAGCAGCAAGGTTTTCCGATGTCGTGCAGTAGCAGTGCTACCTTAACGGCAATATCCTTGCCTGTATAGTTGGAGACTGCATGAGCGATATGGTCGTAAATGGTGTACTGGTGATATTTGTTGTTCTGGTCAAACCCGATACACGGTTTCATCTCTGGAATGATGGTTGCAATCACATCGGGATAATCCAGCAGAACAGAAAGAACACCGTTTCCGAGAAGCAACTTACAAAGTTCGCTGTGGACTCTTTCCGCAGCAATATTTGTGAGTCGCCATGCGTTATCATGGATAGCCTGCGCCGTGTTCTTCTCAATTGAAAACCCATAGACAGAAGCAAACCTCAAAGCACGCAGAATGCGAAGTGCATCCTCACTGAATCGGTCATTCGGGTCTCCAACGCAGCGAATGATGCCATTCTTCAAATCGTCTACGCCGTGAAAGGGGTCAATAAGACCGGCACTGTTATACGCCATCGCATTGATGGTAAAGTCTCTGCGGGACAAATCCTGATAAATACTCTCTGTGAATGTGACAGAATCAGGACGGCGATTATCCGAGTAATCCCCGTCAATGCGGAAGGTTGTAATTTCGTATTTGCCCGCTCGCTCCATATCCGCTGTGACTGTACCATGCTTTAACCCTGTATCAATCGTCCGAACACTACAGCGATTGAGATGTTCTTTGACCTCCTGCGGTGTAGCAGAGGTGCAGATGTCCCAATCATTTGGCTCCTTGCCGAGTAGGCTATCCCGAACACAGCCACCGACGACATAAGCCTCATGATTTTCATAGCGAAGCCCAAGAATAATCGCCTTTGCGCCCTTTGGAATAGAAATCTTATGCATCAAGAGACCTCCTGTTCACGCTGACCACGAACTCCTCAACGCGCTTCATATCAGGATGCTCCGGCAGGCTTGTGTTCCGCTTCGCATAATCAAGACGCTTTTCAAAATCTGAAACCATCTCGAAAAACTCTGGACGGTAAGTGCCGTCTTCCAGTTGATAGTCACCTTTGCGGATGCTCATAAGAAGCGGCAAATCACTGCCCCGGTAGGTGATGATATCACCTTTCTCCAAGATATCCAGGCACATCATATACAAACGAATGAGATGCATGGCGTGTTTGTTGAGATGATTGTCATCCTTCTTATGGTTTCTGTGGTTCAGCTTTTCATAGGTGCCGACCACATTGGTCAAGTCGTTTAGAATGCTGTTGAACTCACGAACCGGATACTTTGTAAGATGGATATCGGCAAAAATCTCTCTATCCAAATCCTCGCGTGAACTCTCAGCCGTGTAAAGAGTGATGCCGCCATTCTCAAAGACCCGATACCTGCCCTCAAACGCTTTGACAGCACTCTTCATAGAGTTTAAGATGTGTTCTTCTTTTCGTGCTTGCGGAAGTTTGTCTCTGGCGAGAGCATTCTCCAGCCGCCGCAGCTGCTGGTTAGCGTATCCTCCAAAGGAATTCACCGCTCGCTTGGAGAGAAACAGTTTTCTGTTCTCAATCATTTCTCGCCCAATGTCAGTGCAAACCATGTACTGCTCCGGACGGCAGCCCAGCATCTCAATCGTATTGGGATTGCAGTTCAGAAGCAGACTTACAAGCTTATTGAATGAGTAGACTGTGGTATCCGTTTCCGTATGGACGACCTGTTCAAAATTGGACAATCCCAGCAAATCGGAACGGCTGTTTAAGGCACAACCACGGATATCCACATCAGAGGTCTCGACATTTGTACCGTAGGAGTAACTGCCGCCCAGCGTGAGAAAAATGATTTTGCCTTTCAGATGTTCATTGCTTCTGAGAAATTCATACGCAGGGCTTTGCAGCATTTCTCTGATTTGTTCTGTGGTCATGTTATCCCTCCTCGTTAAACATTCAGGGCAAGAGTATCATATAAAGTAAGAACCCCGCCAACAACAACGAACTCGTATGTGTGGTAGGCCGCACCGGGGAGAATGCCATAGTTACTGCTCTCGTCAAAAACATTGAAGACCTGGCATCGCTCGTCATGTGACAATTCGAGAAACTCTCTGCACTCTTCTTCCGAATCAAAGGAATACAGCGTAGCTTTTGTTGCCGACTCATCGAAGCCAATATAGTTTGACACATACAGTTTCTTCACTTTTCCACCCCACTTGCCAATATTTCAATGCACGACGCGATGATATTCGCCGCGTCAACTATTTCGTCTGCTGTATTCATTCTGGAAAATGAAATTCGGATAGAGCTTCTTGCTTCATCTGGTGTCAGCCCCATCGCTATCAATACATGACTTGGCTCAGCCTCATGACTGCGGCAAGCGGAACCGGCTGAAATACAAATGCTCTTTCCGTCAAGCATCAAGAGCAAAGTTTGTCCGTCAATGCCATGTAGGCACAGGTTTAATGTTTTTCCCGGACTAAGAACAGACGCCCCATTGGTATGCACAATCTCTGCGCATCCATTCTTTTTGAGAGCATCTGTCAATGCCATATAAAAACGCTGTTTAAGCGTAGAGACCCAAATACAATCCTCATGAAGACTCTTGGTGGATATTTCGCAGGCCATACCAAAACCTACAATACCGGCAACATTTTCTGTTCCGCCACGAAGTCCAAACTCCTGCTCCGCTCCGCCAAAGATGATGGGTGCCAACATACTTTTTTCTTTGGCGAATAGTGCTCCGACACCTTTCGGCCCGTGAATTTTATGAGAAGAAATAGAGAGAAAATCGCACCCGATTTTTCCCACATCAATGGGATGGCAACCGGCAGCCTGAACGCAATCTGTGTGGAACAGGATGCCACGCTTCATGCAAATCGTACCGATTTCTTCAATCGGATTGACGGCGCCGGTTTCATTGTTGACATACATAACAGATACCAGCCCTGTCTTTGGGGTAATAGCATCTTCTACGCTCTGCGCAAACACTTTTCCATCACTGTGTGCAGGCAGATATTCAATATAAAACTCGTCTTTTATAAGCGAATGAGCCGCTTTCAGAACGGAATCGTGTTCAATGGCAGAAACCAGAATATGCGTCTTTCCGATACTTTTAAGATATTCCTTTAAGCCCTGAAACACAAGACTATTTGCTTCGCTGCCGCCAGAAGTGAAGAGAATCTGCTCCGGCTTGGCATTAAGGAACTCAGCTACCTGAGCTCGTGCCTGTTTCACGGCTTCGCCTGCACTGCGTCCAAACTTATAGAGTGTACCAGCATTACCGTACTGAGTAGTCAGATACGGCATCATGGCATCCAATACACGCTTGTCTATCTGCGTGGTGGCCGCATTGTCCAGATAAATCATGTGCGCCACGCTCCTTTCTTTTCTGTGTTGCATTGATACAGCCCATCAAGCAGCTGCAAAACTACTGTGCGGCAGGCGGTTCCGCCGCTTCATTTTTGTAAACAGCTTCAAGCCGCAGGATTTCATCCAGTGTTCGCGGGGTGTAATCCATCCACGGCATCATCGAGCCGACATTATACATAAGGCATGGGTGCCCGTATAATTCCTGCATCAGGAAGCGGTCATGCTCCATCATGTTCCACTCAAAAGAGTTATGAACATGACCGTACAGATGATACCAGCCGTAATAGTGGTTCTTAAAACACGGGATTGGGTAATGACAGAGGACAACCTTACGGTCAGAGTCCTCAACCTCCAGATACTCCGTGACCTTGACGAACTTCTTGAGAAACCGCCCATCGCTGCAGCGGTCATGGTTGCCCTTAATCAGAAATACCTGCCCGTTCAACTGGTTAAGGACAGAAATCGCTTCCTGCATATTGCACCAGAACATATCGCCAAGAACATAGACGGTGTCACCCGGATGAACGGCGGCGTTCCATCGCTCAACAAGTGCAGCGTTCATGTCCTCAACTGTTTTGAAAGGACGATTATCGAACGCCAGAATGTTATTATGGCCGTAATGCCAATCGGAGATATATAGTTTTCTGTTAGCTGCTTGCTGCTCGGACACCGCTTAACACCTCGATTCTATCTGCTGCTTGGAGCAGCACATTTTTAGGAATACGGCAGTCATCACCCATCTGCCCATTAGGTTGGGTGCTGCCGTACAGCCGAAGCTTTTCTACGAGACCCTTGTCAGGAAACTCATAGCGTTTCAGATACTCCGGTTTGCTGGCTGGGCATTCATAGCATGAACGGTTTTCATATACACCACAGCCGCCGCTTTTATAACACTTCATAAAGTCCTCCTTAGAACGGCAGCTGAACACCGGGGTCTGCATCAAAAATCAGTTTCCTGACGGCGGCGGCAAACTCTTCCTCGTCGATTGCCTGAATATCATCGTAACGCAGGCGTTCAATCAGTTCATGAACCGCTTTTGTAATGGCGGTCTCGACAATGATTTCCAAACGGTCAATGCGTTCATTGGCGCTTCCCACCATTCCCTGCATGATATTGTGGTATGCTGCAAGCTCTCGTTTGGATTCCCTGTTTTTCTCCATCAGTTCGTGAAGCATGATTTCCTGCTGCTGGACTTTCTCTTCCATTGTCATAGCCGTCGCTCCACATACTCTCTGTCTTGTGTAAAGACAGGCGGTTCACGGTCAACGACCCAACGGCTTCTGGAAACCTCCACAGTCGCATCCCCGTTTAATACAGAGACGGCCTCTGTTATCCTTGTTTTGATGCAACAGGAGCCACGCTTGCAATCCGTGGGGAAATCATTCCAGTTGATATTGCGTTCTTTCCAAAGCATATCTTGGATTTTGTTGCAGTTCTTCCCGTGCAGCTCTCGCTGACTGAAATTCGCCTGTCCAACAGCTTCTATGCTGTTCCGTGTGGCATCCTGCTGACGCCAAATCAGACAGTTGCAGACCTCGTCCAGAGGAACGGTGAAAGCTCTGGCATCGAACATGGCAGTTTGGAACTTGCGGCGATAAACGGAAAGGTCGATGCCGCTGTCTTCTTTTTCCGTCTGCTCGGCAAACGCCTTATTGAACGCCAGCGTCGCCATTGATGCGGCAATGCTGCACATCTTCTGGACATTATAGCCGAACCATGCATCTGTACGAATAGAGGCGTAATCGGTCAAAACCAATGTGATTTCATCAGACTGCGTGTATCCGAAGACGCAGCCCTGAATGTTGGCACACAGGAAACGCATGGTTTCCTGCATGGCAGACATAAGAACACGGTCGAAAGGCTTTCTCATTCCCTTTGTAAAGGTGTGAAAAGCCTTGCCATCAATACGGATGATGACAGGAACACGACGGGTCAGGTAATTGCGTGAAACATACTCATACCGTTTCATCCTGTCGCCCAGCGAATCGCGTTGATTTCCCATAAGCGTACCCTCCTGTAAATGTAGTTTGAAAATTGCTTGACATCACGACCATTTGGTCGTATGATATAAGAAAAGCACGACCAATCGGTCGTGCTGAAAGGAGATATGATTATGATAGATTTTGATATGAACTTTCAAGACACCTATAAAACTCCCAGTGAAGACCTGTTGAGCAATGGTGAGCAGTGGTTCTTCCTTGAAACCGAAAAGGATATTTTGAAGAATCGGCGGGAGGAACTCGGGATGACCCAGCAGCAGGTGGCAGATGCTGCACACATTCAAGTTCGCCAATATCAGAGACTGGAAAACGGAGAGCGCAACATAAGCGGTGCCAGTATGAGGATTGGATTATCTGTGTGTGCCGTTTTGAAGCTTGACCCCTACCGCTTTATGCCAGAGTTCCGTTGGAACAAAGACTAAGCGTTTCCAAAAGTGCTTTCTGAGGAGCGAACTCCCGATAAAGTTCAATCTCTTTTGTGAGCCGTGCCATAACGGCATCTTCTTTTGCATCGTACCTGCCGAGGTAAATCTTCTTACTGTTATAGGTAATACTGGCGACCCATTTTTCTCTTTGCTTATCAAAGAAAACGCCGGAAACGCCAGATGTGTTGGTGATATAGAGGCTGCGGTTCCTGTCGTTCTCTGACCGCTGGCAACAGCGCAGATTCTCTTTTCGATTATCGGCCTTGTTTTTGTTGATGTGGTCAACAAACTGGCCTGGCTTTGCGTGCATAACCAGCCGGTGAAAGCGGACAAACCGCCGTACACCGCAGTAAAAGTAGCTGCTGACAAGATAACCGTCTTTGTCGCAGTACCAACTGTCTCGGCCTTTGATAATTGGGAGGTCATCCAGGTCAAAGAGGAACTCGGCAACGCCTATACGCAGAATTCCGTATGTATTGAGAAGCTCGACTGTCATGAATACATAAGGTCATGAACGGCCACACCAAAGGTTTCCTCGAACCAATGCCAGATATCCTCACGGTGTGTGCCTTTTGGGAACCCGCACCAGGTAACTTCGATACATTCGGTTTCTGGATTCATCGGCACATCGCCGAACTCCTCCCACAGTTCCGTGTATGTTTTGCCCTGAAAGGTTCTCATGATGGTAACGCCGTCCATACTCTCAACAGCGGAGTCAAAGAAGTTATCGAAGTCTTCCAGCTCCCCGTTGAGATGCCATCCTGCGATTTTCAGTCCCGTTCCGTACAGGTCGTGCCAATACTCAAAGAATTTTTTGTAATCAGGCATTTGAAATTACCTCCGTTTCTATACCGCTTTCCGTATCGGTCGTTTTTCTAAAGTCCCAAACCGATATGCATCAACATTGTTCGCCAATCCGACACTTGCGAGCATTGCTTGCAATGCGAGCAAGAAAAAGTTGACTGCCCGCGAAGCGGGCTTGTCGGATTGCGAACATAAGTGGCGAACTCTTACTTTTGCCTTTGGCGAAAAGCTGCTGAAAGTGAATATGTATAACAGCAAATCTACAAAGCGGTTGGTCGTTATGCTTTATCTGCGGGGAATAGTTTGCCATCATGTAGGCAGTCCCTGGCTTTCTGGCTCATTTCGACGAGGCTGTCCACCAGCTTCTTCAATCCGTCTACGGTACTTTCACCATCGTAGTCGCAGCCGATAGCCCAGATATCAAAAAGCCATTCATCGGCGCAGTCAGGTTCGCACATCTTACAGCCAGTTGTTTCGTCTGTCCAAGTTCTCACAGCTGTTCCTCCAACTCAAATCCCTTGTGGCAAAATCCAGTTACATCGGAGATATAGTCAGAGATGGCTTCCTCATCTTCGATGTCATTGGGAATCGTGATTTCGTTTGGCAACTCAACGCCGTCGTCATCCTCCGGGTCAATATCCCACTGAATGTTGACCGCCTTTCTCTGCGGGCATTCCACTTCGCGCCACTCTCCCTCGCACGCCCAGATTTCCGAACCGAAACCACGGTCAAACTCCCATTCGTTAAATAGCTCTGAGATGGGGGTGGAGATGCGGTCGCTGTCTTCGGGGTCATCATACTGAAACTCTGTCAACCCACGCATCAAGTCCTGTAAGGAATAACCGTGGTCAATCATCCATTGAAGTTGGTACTTCTGGTAATCGGTCATATCGAAAATCTCACACTCCTCTTAGCGCGTCGAGAACTGCCTGCGGAACAACCCGCTTAATTTCCTCGTGAATTGCATTCATCACGACTGCGCCCTTTAAGTACTTCTCAACTTCGGTCTGGGCAAACTGCTTCGTTTTATCTTTACACTCAGCCACCGCCGCCTGTACGGTTCCCTGAATCAAATCCAGCATCTCCTTGTGCGACATCTGCTCTTTGATGTAAGACTGGACTTCTGCCTTCACCAGTTTGTCGGTCATCGGCTCAGTGTATCTGCTCTCGTAAAGACGCCTTGCCCACACTTTGGCGGTATCAGCAACGCATTCCTCGACTTCGTTCTGGAATGCTTCTCGTGCGATTGTCTTTGCGTAAGCACGCATAGCTTTGATAACCTCCTGTTCAAAGAGGTCTCCGTTTGTAAATTCCAAATCGATTGTTGCTCTGTGCTTCATGAAACCCGCTCCTTTCTTACATCAGCTTAATCCATCAACAAAATCCCATTCGACATTGTATCGGAACTCAGTATTCAGAATTCCGTCCAACAGTTCGTCGATGTACTCCTCATCATCCCGGTCTGTCGGGATGGGAATAATCATCTCAAACTCCGGAGCAAAGCAGGATGACTTTACCCAAATTGTTCTTTTCCCCATGTCAGGAACCTCCTTATCGCATATCGGGCAGTACCCGGCAGTTCCATCAGAAGGGATGTTTATATGGTGCCCACATCTTGGACAATGGACGATGCCGCTCATACACATCGACCTTTCATAAATCGTTTCCCGCACAGCGGGCAGTTGCGTATCTCAATGATATCTTGAGTCGTGAAACTGCCATCGTCGTCAAGCACTCTCACCCTCAACATTCCCTGCCTGTTTACAGCCATCTCAATGCCGCTGTATTCAACGGCTTGGTTCATTGGAACAAAATCATTTGTCCCAGACTCACAGTATGGACATCTCATAGAATTAACCTTTTATATCTTTCCAGTAGCAGTAGAGACACCCGTGGGGGCATCTCGTCTTATGTTTCAGCAGTTCAGTTTTCCCTGCATAACACATACAGCCCTTTCGTTGATAGCCAGCCCCATTTGATTCTGCATCCTCAGAAAATCCAAGCAGATTGAGGTCATAGTCTGAAATGCAGCCACAGGCAATCGGCTCCGTAAGACCGGGTTCTGCACAGGACTCAATTCGGAGAACTTTGCCGTTATCCAGCCCTTCCCAGAACTGCTTTGCTTGCCGCAGCATATCGTCCACTTTTGAAAGCTGTGCTTGGGACGGAGCGAAACCGTTATCGCCATAGGGAAGCGGCAATCCAGCCTTTTTGAACCGGCTTCTTGCGTGTGGATACATATCAATAACACTCACTCTGTAGCGCTGAAATCCCATTTCCATAAAGGAAATCATTGTACGGTATGCAACTGAAAGTCCTTTCTCTGTGGGGATGATGGGGTCGATGCGAATGACGATTTTCTCCATCGGGAACCCAGCTTTAGCCAACTCCATAATTGCGGCAAACTCCTCGTATGGAGTTGGTACATTAGGTTCCAAAGCAGAGTGCCCGTATCCGGTGATTGTAGTGTGAATGACGAGCTTGTCCTTATGCTTCAAAGCAGCATCAAAGAAGTCCGGTGACACACACTTCGTAATAAGAACAGCAGCATCGACATCATCTAATTTCTCCTCCCAAGACAAGTCAACCCCTGCGTCGCCTGCTTCTGTAATTCCAATCTTGTATAATGCCATATCAAATCAGCCTTTCATCCATTCGTGTATGAATTTAATTGCCGCGCCTTTACTTTTTTGTTCTGCATTAAACTCCATATCATCGAAACCAAGCTGTTCAAAAATACATTCTGCCATAATCTGCAACGCTCCACGAAAACCGTAGTCGGCAACCATCTGTTCCAGAGAATCATAGTATGAGGAGCAGTATGTGCAAATTTCGTCCAGAGTATAGTCCTGCAGGTCAACAACGGCGTGACATACAATATAATTCCCAAACCACTCTCTGTACTCGATGTAGCTATATCGTGTATCCGTCACCTTTGCCATATACTGGGCACAATCTGGGTCTGTGCAGGTATAGTTAAGTTTCAGTTTCTTCATGTCTGCCGTTTACCTCGTTTACCAGCGATTCCAGCATATCTTTTAGTTCTGTGTCATCTGGCATAATGACATCGTAGTTGAACGGGAAGAGGCGCTTAACGCCAAGAACCTGCTCCTTATTGGAATAGACGACCTCGGTCACCGAAACCATACACATTTCCATGTACTTCTTTGTAAGCTCATCTTTTGTATCGCCAACTACTTTGAACCAATAGTCTTCATACTCATCATCCATATGGTCAAAGACGAAATCTTCTCTTTTCATAAAATTTTCACTCCATACTGTTACCCGATTCCTACCGCACTAAGCTCCATTGAAACGACGCAATCATCTTTCCCAAACTCGACAGTTTCATTTGTCCCGCCAAATAACAGTAGTCCGTCCACCTCAATAAAACCATGCGGATTCCATCTGATTGACTGCGCAACGCCCACGACTTTTTCTGCCCCTTGTTCATCATACTGAATAATTGGTAAGTTTGAAGCAGTTTCACAGGCTTTACGAATGGCAGGGATTGAATAGGAAACATGGTTATCATCGCAAAAACAGTTGTTTTTGTCCGCATATATAGGGATTTCAACATGAATCCGAATATTTCCACACCTCATATAATCACCACCCTTACCACCGTTTTTTGTCTTGATATCGGTTTGGCGGAGGCAAAGAAAGCTGTTCCTCGTCGTCACGAAGTTCAACCGAGAATTTGTTTGTATAATCCACATCATCCTTGTTTGCATAGACGAGAACCTCAAATTTACCAGGGTTCCAATTAACAATGAGATTATCGTCAATGGAGTATGCGTTCCTAATAACGGCTAAGTCCTGGTGCCAAATTCCGTCCGGAGTCTCGATGCCAACATAGATTTCATTCTGATATTCCGGGTCAATATTCCGCTCTGCAACCAACTTCAATCCTTTAGGCAACTCAATGGTAATACGATTATCGCCACTCTTCATCAGAACCCCTCCGTAATCATCTCCAACATTTTGTCAGGGGAGATATCAAGAATCTCGGCACCGACAGTCAAGAGCAAGTCGGTGGTTGCCTCATCGCCTTTGTTGCAGAGGTAAAAGGACTGAATTACATTGGCGACATCTTCGGGGAAAAGCATTGTGTTCATAGCGACCTACACTTTCTTACAGCAATTTTCGCATAACTCCAGTGTCTGCCTGCCAATCGTTGCTTCGTAGCGAACGCTATCTGCATACAATGGGGCGCCGCAATTATCACACCTACCAACAAAAGTAGGACGGAAAAAGAGATAATCACGGACACGACACTCTCTTCTTCTTTGCTCAGAGCAGGAGTCATGGGTTTGACACATAGTACATTTACGCATTTGGGAGCACCTCAAAACAAAGCGTGAAGAATTGCACGCAGCGTTCGCTTCCAGCGGCCATTGCGGTATTCATACCCGTTGACATACAGTCTATTGCCTACCTGCGACAGGCTCACGCTTGATTTCGCACCTGGAACCGGAGGCAGGAGAGACCCGTTTACAAAAACCTTGTTTCCGATGATGTTTACATTCATAAAGGCACCCTCCTGATTAACCGCAACCGTAGTCATAGATGTCATCATCAATCAGTGTCTCTACCTGCTCTCTTGTCATGTCGCAGAGACGGAAGACGGCTTTGATAACGCGCTCATGGACTTCCGCAATGCTTGATGGCTCATTTTCTGTCCGCTCCCACGGGTAAGAAGGCGGATAATAGAAGTAAGATTCCCCGTCGCCGTTGTCACCGTATGTCAGGGAATCCGTATCGTCACAAAAAGTAAAGACATCCGCAAGGTTCTCAAAAGGTTCGCCATAAAGGTAGGCATCGATGTCAAACCCATCCTCCGAGATTTCTTTGCCGGGCAGCTGTTCCTTCAAGAGCTGGACGCATTTCTGCGTGTTCAAGAAAGGGCGCAGCTGATTGGCGCGAATCCCGATACCCTGACAAATCCAGTAGCACACACTCATTTTTAGACACCTCCACTTCACTTTCTTCTGTGTTGCAAGTTAGTACCAAAGATGGAAGCACCACTTGGAAAACAGGCGCAGTGCTTCGGCTCGGCACCGCTTCAGCTCTACACGAACTGACTCCCACTTTTCCGGGTCATACTCACCATCTTCATAGTAGCGATTCTGGTGCAGTCGTTGATACACATGGTCTTCATCGCAGTTCTCAAAGTAGAAAATCATTTCCTTGATGACTGCATTTGTTTCTTCCTCGTCGAGCTGCTTATCTGCTTCGGCATCATAGAACAGGCCGACATTGTTTTTCAGAAACTCTGTAAGTAGAACGGGCATCTTAGCGGTGAAGTTGTACCCAAGCTCGAAGACATCGGTGAAATCATAGCCGCGCCATGCACGCTGCCATGCATACCGCAGCTGCCACCAAAGCTCTCTCAGCTTATATCGCAGCGACGCCCCCTTTGTTCGTTCAAGGAAGCTATCCAAACCGAATTTTGTCAAGACCGCACCTCCTCCATGATTTGCTGGACTATTTCTGCCCACTCGGGGTTTCCGTTATACCGAACGCAGACCCCTTCAACAGTTTCGCCGTTATAATATTTGCCATCGGGACTGAGATAATGTTTGGCGAGATATGCGGCGACTGTGTCAATGCACTCCTCCATACTTGAGAACTCTTTCTGCCCGAAGCCCATAATGTTATTTGGGCGGAATTGATAGCGCCCCCAACCACTTTCCAATGCTGCGACAGCGGCGAGGAAGTCCGCACGAACACCATGTTCTGACTCGGCATCAATGAAGGCTTGTTCCAATCCAATCAGGTTGTGGCGAAGATGCAAATCTTCTGCATCTAACCCTGAAGGAGAGGTCAGCAATCCATCATCGACCGCTGCAGCTTTTGGCTCGGCTGCAAGGTTTGTCTCGAAAGCTTTTTCTGTATGCAGTGCTGTTGTTATAGGCTCGACCTGCCGCTGCTCCTTCTGTGCATCAATAGGCGTGGCAAATGCAATTACCACAACCATCATCAGCATAAAAATCGGCGGAAGTATCCGCTTCATTCAATTCCTCCTGTCAATGCTCGTTAAATACCACCTGTTCTCCTGTGTGCAAAGACCAGCAGCCACCGGCAGTGCAAGCACATTCCGTGCAGTTGCCGCCACATTCCTTGGCATCTGACCTTGCGGTAGTTGTTCCGTCTTTATATCGGACATGAGCTTCAGGCAGTTGGAAAGGATTATCCATTTTTAGACCTTTCCATGCGCTGAAAATCATATGTAGGTTTGAAGGCAATGGTATGCCAGACGCCAAAACCTCATTGACGATTTCATACTTCTTTGTGAAGCATAGAATCTCACAATGGGAATTGCGCTTGGCAACCTCCATCATGATGTGAAAATAAGTGGTATTTGGAATGTCTCCGGAAACATGAAAGCGGAAGAATCGAGACAGCATAATCGCCGCCTCGACCTCTCGCCAGTATGTTGCCGGTTCCGTCTCTAAAACCTGTAGATTATTTCGATAAGCTGCCGCTACACTTGGCCGACGGCGCTCTATGCGTCTTGCGTAGCACTTCCTACTGCAATCACACTCCCGGCAGGTCAAACCGGATGGAAGCGATACGCTCTGGATGCTGCCGAGCTTTTCATTCCCTCGACTAATACTAACTTTCAATAGTGAACCGCCTCCCATGTCATCGAATTTTTTCTTCTGGCAAAATCATTGAATTATGCCAAAGAAAAAGAGCCGAACAAATCGGCTCTTGGAAATTAGATATAAGCTACACTCAAAGTTCCACGATGCTCACGGCGCAAAAGCGCCAGCAGTCTATCTGGGTCTGTATTCGTCAAGAGTTTATACCACGCTGAGTGAAAAAACTTTTCCAACTCTTTCTGCAGCGATTCGTTATTATCCTTTAGCGCGGTACGATAATCATCTGCAGCAACACAAACAATGGCGTTTGCCAAGCTCTGATATGGGTCTGCTCCATCGTGCTGCAAACGCATCCTGCTTTCGGAAGAGTCCCATTCCTCACGGCTTGTCATGGCTGTTGCGCTCTTTGCGCCACGAGGGATACAACCACAGGATTTTGTCTTACCAGACTTGAGGTAGCGCCCCTCGGCGATATATGTATTGCCGCACTTACATTCACAAAGCCACCGTGGCTGACGATTGTGATTGTTTTTAACACGGCAAATGACCTTCAGATTTCCAAAAGTCTCGCCTGTCAAGTCGATAGATACTCCGCTCATGGTTCACATCTCCTTTCGCAGATGTACGGGTCAATCCTTTTCTGCCAACAGGAAGTCAGGATTGATGACCTTGAAGCTGATGTTGTTTTTGACATTCCTCATGACAACGCCCTCGCGCTTCTGCCCATTGCGAACCACAGAATACCCCTTAGAATACTCCACCAATTCCGCAATGGTATCAGGCAGCGTTTTACCCTCTTCAACGATGGGAACAGCGCGAATGCCATAAGGCGCCAACAGCTCCTTGATTTCCGCAGTAGTGCATTTGTGGTCAGGAAAAATCAGATTGAATGCAAACAGTTCGTAGTTGCTGATGTGATACTTGTTACCCTGAATCTGGTTGCCGCAAATCTCACCCTGTAAAACGATGGTTTCATAATCACCGATGAGCTGCCGCAGTACATTTTCGATGTTGTACTTCTTGGCAACCGTCCAGTAGGAACTGTTATCCGGCGTGCCGAGATAGATGTTGCGGCTGCAAACGCCGAACTCATACTTGCGTCTGGAAAGCTTGCGCAGGTAGTAAGTCGCTGACTGGCCGTCCATCTTCTCCGTAACGGAAAACTCTGTTCCCTTGTCGCGCTCTGCTTCAAAGAGCGCAGTGAGGTTCTGGATGCGAGTCTCATCGGTCTTGACAATCCAATCAGGGAAACCACCCTTGCGCTTGGACTTCATGAACAGCTTGCGGTACCACTTGAAACGCATAAGAAATCGCACCAGTGCGCTCTTGGGTTTGACGGGCTGCTTGGTCAGCAGCTGCGCCTCCTGCTGTGCTTCCGGGTCATACTTCTTGATGCCCAAGATATCAGTCACATCGGCACCCAAATCAGCGGGAGCGCCGTTCGGCAGAATGGACAGCGGAAGAACCAAGCCCTGACTGACCTGACCACGGAGCTTAATGGTGCGAACACGGAACTTACGGTCACGCAAAAACTCAAACTCCGGTCTCTCTGGAACAATGGAATCAACTTCGATATAGACGATGTGTTCCCCAGTGTGGAACTCACCCTTCTGGACAACGCACTCCCATCCGTCAACCTGAGCAACCTCGATGCGGTCTGCTCCTGCAATCGGACGGAGGGTTGTAATCTCACGAATAGTAGCTAAATGTCGCATGAAACTTTCCTCCTAATTAAAACAGGATGCAGTCTCGGATAATTCTCTTTTTTAAGAGCTCATCATCCAACGCATCCCACGGTTTTACTTGGTATTTTTCAGTCACATCACCAGTGATGTCATAAAGCCGACCTTGTATCTGGGTAACAAAATGATTTTCAACCTGGTCATACATCAGTGTGCTGTCAGGGAAGCGGCAGTGCAGAATAACTGCAAACCAGTAGCAACAGCCGTTGGTAAATACCGTATCAACATCATCGGGCAGATGAAAACGGGCAAGGAAATGCTCAATGGTTGAAACCATCGTTCTCAATTCTTTCGGATGACTCTCTTGCATTTCAATAAACTCCGTTCGATGTACTCATCTATCAGACGGCTCTGTGCTTTTGTTTGAGCATAAGCGGTGATGGAAATGGATTTCCGGCTCCAGTCCAATGTGTAGCTATCGGTAGCGACATTGGTGATATGATTTTCCGCCAGGAAATCACGGAACTCTTTCATCGCTTCCTTGTCATCCGACAAGATGACATTCACATAGGTTCTGTCTTTTGAGAATCGATTACTGAGGGCAACGGCAAGACAGCACCCAACGCCGCTTGCTATGGAAACTATCACAAGGGCGAGTGTGCTGTCGCTGGTAACGATGTCTTTTGTGATACTCAGGTAAATGAAGTTTGACAGGCCGAGAGCGACACCGGCAAGCAGGCAACGGTTGCGCTGAACAAGAATTGTCTTTGCTGTATTGAGCGTATTGTCCAGAACCTTTGCCAGAAACAAAATGAACATATAAAAAGCGGTCGTCAAACTCATTCCTCCTTAGTGTTTATTAGGGTTCGATGCTGATAATGGAACTGGAACCGGTCACAGTAGGCAGTTCACCGTTCCACTGCTCATACTTGATTTTCTCAATCAACTCACCGGTCAGAGAACCGGCAATCATACGGTTTGCCTCAGCCTCGGCTTCGGCTGCAATACGCAGAGCTTCTGCCTTTGCCTCCGCTTCGATAACCGCTTTTTCTGCGTTAATCTGGGCAACCTCTCTGTCCTTTTCTGCCTGAATCTTTGCGGTCTGCTTCTCAATATTCGCCAGCTCCAGCTCCTGCTGGGCGGTAACCTTTTTCTGGATGGCAGCTGCGGTCTCTTCATCGACGGAAATATCGGTGAAGTTCACCGTGTCGATGATAATGCCATACTGGTCGAACTTCTCACGCAGATAGGTGTCCAACTCGGCATTGATTTCGGTACGCTTGTCGCCGAAGATGTCAGTGACGGGATAGTTGGCAGACACCTCCTGTGTCCATGCAATAACCTTGGGCTTGATGAACGAATCCTTGATTGCCTCTCCTGACTTTCCTTTGAACATAGCAAAGGTTTCGGAGACTCGTGCCTCATCAAAACGATATGAGAACTCAATATTCACACGGACTGTCTTACCATCTGAGGTAGGAATGTTAAAACTCTCATCCTTGGGCGAATCGCCCTTATCCTCAGCCGTCAAATAAGACTGTTCAATGCCGATAGAATACTGGGTCACCTTCTTGGTCGGGGCAACCAGATGCCAACCCTGTGTCAGAACTTCGCCATCAACGCCGCCGTTCATGTTGTACACGACGCCGACATAACCGGCGGGGATTTTCTCAAGACACACAATGCAAGCAATCAGGCAGAAGACCATCACGATACCCAAAATAATTGCGCCGATTTTACCCTTCATCCTTTAACTCCTCTGTTGTTTTTTCAGATTTCTCCTCCGATTCCTCGGAGATTTCCTTTTTCGCATCGTTGTAAATTCGCAGGCCGAATGCACCAATGCCCTTAAAAGCAAAGCTCAGACAGAACCATAGCAGCACAAGCGCAACGATGACGATGAGCCAGAACACGATGTTCACTTGCTTACCTCCTGTTCTAAAACTCGTGGTATGTATGTGCGGGTTTCCATGCACTTCTCGACCTTTCTGGTCTTTCCCAGTGCCTCGCGCATCAAGTTCAAAAGGTTTTTGCCTTTGTCGCTTTCCAAAAACTGAACGAGCGGTTCAAGGATTTCTACCGTGTCTTTGTATTCACGGCGTGCCTGCCTGCATTTGGCAAGACTTGTGGCAACCTTTGCCCGTTCCTTATAGTCGAGGCCATCAAGCTCCAGTTTGTGGAGGTAGTCCTGCGTAAGCCTGTCCATGCGGTTGACCTCGCTATAATTCCACGCATAATCTTTCTGCGCATCCTCCATCATCCGGCAGAACGCCCCGATGGATTCGGAGAACTGCGGTGGCTTTGATTGTTTTTTCATGCAAGACCTCCTCTCTGATTTATCCGAAGCTGACTTCGGTTTTATCGGTTCGGATAGAAATAAACACCGGGAACTGAAGACTCTCAGCACCGGTGTTTTTATCGCTGGATATTTCCTTGTACTTTACTTCGCAGAGCAAACCCGGCAGGCCATCTTTTCCTTGCCAGAATGTTGCTCGCTGCTCATCGGTAAACCCGGAACCGACCTTGACTTCATTTCCCTTATAATCGAGTACAAGCGCACCCAAAGTCCCTGCCAATCTTCCGCTGCCCTCTTCGCAGCGGAGGATACGCAAGTCCATCGTGTAAAAGCGTTTGACTTTCAGGATTCCATTGTGTCGTCTGCACTGGTAGGGAACATCAAGGTTTACCATCAGCCCCTCTTTATCCTCACGAACCATCTGCTCCAACAGTTCACTGATTTTGCTCTGGTCTTTTCCATGATACAGAACCGGCAGGATACTGACACGGCCATCCTGTGGAATAAAGCGGTGAAGCTGGTCTAAGAAAGCACGGCGATAGCCATAGCAGCCATCGCTCTGCCCCCGGTGGAACTCTTCAACCGTCAGAACATCAAAAATCGTGTAGCAAATCACCGTTTTATCACCATCGTCTGAGTTGATAATACCGGTAGCTTTGCGGAACGCCTCGTTATCTGAGAGACTGCCCTTCTCACGAAGAGTCAGCTCGCCGTCAAATACATAGCTATCTTCTTCATCAAAACAGAGAGCATCCAGAATATGGTCAAGTCCTTCATAGGGGACTCCACTTCTTGCGTACAGCCTGCCTTTGTAATAGGTCGCCCGGACACCGTTCAGCTTTTGTGTTAGCCAGAACTCCGTGCCCTCCTTCAAAGGATACTTATCAATGGGGTACGCCTGCTGAACTTCCCATTCTGGAATCAGATTGGGGATAACCTTGTTCACGGTCTTTGCCGTGACGCCCAGCCTGAGTGTCTTGGAAAGAAGCTTGATATAAACATCAGCTTCATCCGGCGGGCTGCTCTGAACGAATGCACAAACCTGATACACCGTACCGGCGTCCAATGCTTTTCTTTTAGACAACAGTTCGCAGACAGAAAAGATGTCTGTCATTGTCAGTGTGATGGCTGAGTCATACCGGGTAGGAGAGCGAAGCGTTTGCTCCGAAATCTTATAGGTGAGCATCGGGTTGAGCGCGTAATATAAAAAATTACGGAAGTTCGCATCGTCTTGGAACTCCCGTAATAGCTGGGTCTTTCTTATTGAGCCGACCGCTTCCTGCAAACGGCGTAATTTTACAATAGAATCTGACAGCGGCGTTGCAGCAATCAATCTTCATCACCCGCCTTGAAATTATAAATGGGCTTGATAATGGCATCGATGGTTACAGCTGGCTCGATATTACCGACAATATCATCCATACCCTTATAGGCCATCGGGCATTCATCCAGCGTGCTGCGCCCAACGGAGGTCGTGTAGATACCCGCCATCTGCTTTTTGAATTCGGATACAGTGAAAGCTTCTTTTGCGGCGCTGCGGCTCATCAGCCGACCGGCACCATGAGGGGCGGAAAAGTTCCAATCCGGATTGCCCTTGCCGGTGCAAAGCAGGCTGCCGTCACGCATATTGATGGGAATCAACAGACGCTCACCGGCCTGTGCAGACACAGAACCCTTACGCAAAATCATGTTCTCCACATCAATATAGTTGTGAATCGTTGTAAACTGTTCAGTCACATGGAATCCCATCCCTTTGACAATGGTATCCATCATCGCCTGCCGGTTCAGCTCGGCAAAATGCTGTGCAATTTTCATGTCATGAAGATACTGCTCAAAGAGCTCGCCCTCCACATAAGCAAGCGGTTTGGGAACGGAGGAATGCTTTGACTTCATGGACTTCAACACTGCTTGAATCTCTTTCTGGCGGCCATCCGCTTTCAGCTGTTCAATAGCCGCCTCAACCTCTTCATGGCTATAAGAGGTCAGTGCCTTGAAAGCAGCCTCCTGATAGAAGTTGGCGATTTCTAAACCCAGATGACGGCTGCCTGAGTGGACAACGATATAGATATTCCCATCATCGTCCTTGTTCGCCTCAATAAAATGATTGCCGCCACCCAATGTACCGATACTGTGATAGGCACGGTCAGTGTTAACCTTTTTTGCGCAGCACAACTGCGACAAATCGATTTCTTTTGCGTAACGATGCGGTGCGGAACGGATTGCAAAGCCAGACGGAATGCCCTCACGGATAACCTTGTCCAACTTCTGCGGTTCGATATTGGTCTCTTTCAGGCGGATGGTTTCCATACCGCATCCAATATCAACGCCAACAAGGTTGGGGCAAATCTTATCCTTGATAGTCATGGTGGTTCCGATGGTGCAGCCAGCACCGGCATGAATATCCGGCATCATACGAACCTTGCTTCCCTCGACATAGGGTTGGTTCAAGAGATTGATGACCTGAGAAATGGATTCGCTATCGACCACATCGGTAAATACTTTTGCCGAAGCGTATTTCCCCTGAAGCTCAAGCATTTTATCGCCCTCCTTTGGCTTGGTATATAGTCCTGTTATAGCACAGGTAAAAGGGGCTTGCGCCCCTTTATCTGTACCCGACCGCTTTCCGCAGGGGAGCGCGTTTGTACTGTGGCGCGACCCTGTGCATCAAGTGACATTTTTAACGAGAGATTTTGGCTGTATTAAAATGATTATCCGCTGGATAATCTTTTTAATACTGGCTAAATCCGAAGTTAAAAATGAAGAACGCAAAGTGTTGCAAATGATTTTGGTGTTCCTGTAATCTACATAGGATAAGCGTGCCGGATGCGAGGCGCCTGGAGCGCATTGCAGGTGCAGTTAGTTCCTATTTTAATTCTCTACTGGTGTGGAATCCATTGTGCCGCAATGACCGCTGACTCTATTTTTCATGCCTGATGACGAGCCCGACTGGGTCGCAGCCGCGTCGGCAGCCGGTCTTCAGGGAGAGGCGGGGTGTTCCTTCCCAGCAAGTTGTTACTTATGCCTTTGGCGATAAGCATTGCTTTCGCAATTATCCATTACAGGAGATTGCGGTTTAACCTCAAACCGCCAAAGGGATTATCTCAAATCGTCTTTGATAAGCCGCAGGACATCTGTCTCCATTTTTTCGTTGGTGTGCTTCACGATGGCATCGATAGTCTCCGGCTCTACCATGCGATAGTAGCTATGTAAGCCCTGCATAGTTTGCACATCTTCTCTCGGCCACGAGATGCCCTTGCGTTTATCGGTAATGTAGTTGTAAAGCATGGATTGGAACTGGCGCTTCTTCTTATGGCCGACAGTAATTTCATTGTCCTTGTTGAGCATACGGTAATAACAAGTAAGAATTGGAGGGAAAGATGAAGGCGGCAGCTTTGATTAAAGAGGTTCGTGAAAGTACACAGCATCTTTACGATTCCTATCAAAAATATCTGGAAACAGATGGGAAAATGGGGTTGTGTTGTTTTGACCCCGATTTGCTCGAAGAACGATTGAAGAGAAGTGACAGAGACATCATTGAACAGGGTTTGGCAAAGGGTGTTTATATTGAGGATGCCGAAGAATACCTTGCCAAGCTTGGCCGGTGAGTCTCAGTGTGTAAGAAAGGAAAATATATATGATACAGGAAAAGATTAACAGAGCCTATGAGTCTCTGATGAAGCTGAACAATTTCAAGCTGCCTGTTAAAAAGGCGTATGCGGTATATAAGCTGGTTCAGGCGGCTGACAACGCATATCAGTTTGCACTCTCGGAAGAGCGCAAGTATCTGGATGAGTTCCACGGTACGCTGAATGAGGATGGTAATATCACCTTCTTAACCCCCAGCGACTGCGCTGCATTCAAAGTAAAAGTAGACGAGCTGTGCAATATGGAAGTGGATATTGCAATCGATGTTGTAAAGCTGGATGAGAATGACCTCGGCGAACAAACACTTTCGCCTGCGGATATTTTTAACTTAGAGGGCTTTGTTGACTTCACATAATCACAAGGAGGTGGACTATGGCGTTTTGGGGAACTGAGTTCATTTTTGATGATATTCCCTGCTCCGAGTTCGGACTCATGGTTTACCACTTCGGTTCAAACGGGCAAGATGATGTGAGCTTCAAGAACGGAGAAATCATCGAGGATAGGATTCCGGGAAGATACGATGCGCTCACCTATGGGCTGGTGCAGAACCAGTCGCTGGAATATACGCTGGTCTTTGGGGCAAACATGGAGTCACTTGACGCAAACGCAAATCTGGATAGGTTTGAAGTCGAGGCGATTGCGGCATGGCTCACCGGACACAGCACAAGAAAATGGCTTGTGATTGTGCAAGATGATATGGAACCGTTTCGATACAAATGCACGATTTCAGAGCTGAAGCTGATAACCTACGGCGACTTACCCTGGGCTTTCTCATGTAAGGTCAGCTGTGATTCGCCGTTTGCTTATACCTTGCCAGACGAATACATATATACAGTCAGTGGGCAGTCACAGGTTCGCCTATTCAACCGAAGCAGTTATAATGGTTTCTACAGGCCGAAGATGGAGATAACCATGTATGGAGGAGACGGCATCTCTATCCAGAACCTCTCGGATAACAACCGAACATTTCAGTTCAAAGAGCTGCCGGGAGGCAACTCTTTAACTATATATGTGGACAACAAGAATCAGGTTATCACAGACAGCATGGATTTGAACCTGTACCCATACTTCAACATGAAGTTCATGCGGCTCGTCAAGGGCGACAATCTGTTGAAGATAACCGGAAATGCCGAGGTGAAATTCATTTGTGAGTTCCCTGTGAACATTGGAGGGTAATGATGATTAACAATGTTTACAGTTTGCCGGAGCTTGACTTTGTCGGCGGCTCTTCTGAGGATTTGGTGTTTCATGTGTATTGTGATAAGACCAATCCAAAACCGTTTGGACTAACGGGCTGTACGGCAAACTTTTCTATTATCAACTTCGTAAACAAAAACGGTGCTCCTGTGGTTTCTAAAACCATGACCGTGCGTATGGACGAATCAGAGACTTTTTACAATATCCTGTTCGTATCACTTCAACCGGATGATACCGTTGATTTGTTTGGAAAGTTTGTGTACCAAATCACGATTAAGGATATTGACAACAATGTAGATATTCCCCAGCAGGGCGTTATCTACATCCATAACAATATCAACAAGGAGTTTGTGCGAAGATAATCTTTGTTCTTAATCAGAAAATAGGAGGATAACCAGTTATGAATACAACTTACTTCTTAAACCTGGCGGCGGGCAATCTTTTCGGAACCAAAACAAGTCCAGAGATTCCCAGCAACTACTACATTGGCCTGAGCACTTCTGCTCCCAATGTTAATGGCACGAATGTGAATGAGCCCTCTACCTCCGCCGGTTACGCAAGGGTGAAGCTGACCACTCTGAGTGAGCCTGCATCCGGCGTTGTGACCAACACGCAGGCAATCAACTTTAATGAGAGTACTGCAAGCTGGGGCACCATTACCCATTTTGTCATTTATGACTCCGACACCGTCGGCGGCGGCAATCTTTTGATGTATGGCGTGTTGTCCACACCCAGAAGCGTTGAGACGGCAACCATTATGACCATCAAGGAAGGGTATTTAAGCCTGTCTGCCCAGAACCCTGCGTAACAAGGAGCTGATGCAATATGGTAAAGGAGTTTGATATTTATCTGAAAAGGCGCATCACTGAATGCGACCTTATCGTCTACTCCCTTCCATATCGTGACGGTCTCACGGCTACCAATCGCATCATTTTGGAAAGCTGCATTGAAAGCTATACCTTGCAAAAGTTTGTAGCGATGCAGTTCGGTTCCGAGCTGGTCTCGCACATTGACAAGATGATTAAGACTTGCTATGAGAGGCTGAACTGGGGTACGGCTATCAGTGCCGACGCAGTGTTTCAGACACACTACATCATGAACCCAGAAGCTGGCGCTGTTGAGCTGGCGGTTGAGGATATTCCGGCTTTGGAAACGATGTTTGCGGAAGCGGAGAGCTGCATGGTTTTGAATGCGGCTCCGCTTCTTGCAAATATTGCCAAGTCACTTGGACACGGGCATACAGCCATTGCGTTTGACGGGGGCGTTCGTGATACGCTGAAATGGGGGCTGATGTCCCCAGAGGACAGCATTGTGCTGGATGCTGTTGTGTCTGGGACACAGGCAATCGACTATATCAAGGTGGATGCGCCAGTGGTGCCTGGAGCGGAGATGGTGAATCTTTGCTACCGCATAACGAGTACCGCAAGTATGGCTATGGAAATTGCGGCTCTTGTTCTTGGTACAGAACTGCATTTCTCTTTTGGCCGGGCGTATGGCGGCATGGCTTTTGACGCAAAAGTGTCCGGTGAGAATTTGCGGAAACATGAACTTGTAGAGAACAACCTGCGTATTCTGGCAGATATCACAGAGTCCATCCGGCAGTTTATTTCCACGGATGGAACGGCGGTTGACATTAGCGTGAGTGCAAGCCCTATTTTGAAGCGTCATAGGCTGCTTGCTGAAATGGACGCAGACGAGCTTTCAGGATTTGACAACATGACGCTGGACGAAGTTGACTTTGTCATTCTATAGCAACGGAGGTGATATGAGTGATTTATATCAAGCTGGACGAGAGCATGAATCTCGTTATGACAATGAATGAGCCGATTTACCGGGGCGATAACCTGAATAAGAAAATCGTTTATTTGATTCCGTTACAGGTCGGCGAAGTGGATATGTTGACTGCCACTCCGTATTTGAGCTACATTCGCGCAGACGGTGTGGCTGACATTGTTCGCTTGGAACGAACAGAGGAAAAGTATAAAGAGGCCTATTACCAGTATGTCTTTCCTGTATCTTGTCGATTGAGCAAGTACCCCGGTGAGGTATGTACTTGGTTGCAGATTTTTTCCGGAACTCCATCTAACCCGACAATCGCCAAGAGTGGTGAATGCTTGCTATATGTGGAAGATTCCAAAAATATGGACGACTACATTTGTGACCATCAACTCTCAGCCATCTACGCTTTGCAGAAACAGACGGAAACGACAGAAAACGGCGTGGAAACCATCCGTGTGGAAATGGATAAAAAGGGTGATAACCTTGTTTACGACTCTGAGAAGAAGGTCTTGCAGATGTCATCCAACGGTAAGCTTGTTGGTGATGCAGTCGATATGAGAGAAATGGTCAACAACGACGAGACGATTCATTTCGGAGATGAGAATAATGACCCGACAGCAGATACTGAAGCTGTCATTTATTTTGGCTAATGGGGAGGTGAGATGAGATGGGCGTGAGGGTTGCATACGGCAAGAAGTCAAAGATTACAAGCGCGATTGCGTCTGGTGTGATACCAAAGGATAGTTTGATTATCACAAGCGACGCAGAGGAGTCAGAGTTGTTCTTCTATGACGCTGCCGGTAATATGAAGCGCATCTCTGAGCGCAAGCAGTTTGCGACCATTAGCGAAGCGCAGGCATGGGTAGATGCCTATGGCTGCGATGGAAATATTATTTCTGTGCATAACGGCTCTGACTGGGTGCCTTACATTGTTTCTGACGAAGGTGCATTAACCCCTGTTGGTTCCGGTGAAATCAGTGTTGAGGATATTAAAACCATCGACGGCGGAACGGCGCACGGTATTCAATGAGACCATTCTGCAAAATATTTTGAAGGAGGAAAGTTATGCCTAATAAAACTATGAAGACTAAAATTCAGGTTCGGCGTGACACCACGGCGAATTGGCTGACCAACAAAGATGTTGTGCCTGCCGCAGGCGAGCCCTGTTTTGACCTGGAACTGGGCACGCTCAAGATTGGCGACGGCGTCACCAGCTATGAGAATCTGAAGGAAATCAGCGGCGGACAGGCCGCACATTATGAGGGCGTAAAGGGTGACGGCGAGAGCGATACCGATGTTATCAGTCGCGTGTTGGCAGCCGCTGGTGCCGAGGCTCAGAAGGACGATATCTTTGTCGTCAAGGCGCTGATTGCCGGTGGAAAGTATTCCTATACTGCCTATGTCTATGATGGCAGCGTGTGGGCTGCTATGGATGGTAACTATAGCGCAGAGAATGTGTACTTCGCCGACGACCTTACCTATACAGCAGCCATCGGCGTTCTGACCGTTCCCAGTTCCGGCTCTGGTACGATTGCCGCCTCCGGCAAGAATGTCAAGGATGTGCTGGCCTCTATTCTGGCGAAGGAAAAGAATCCTACCGCTACCCAGCCTGCCGTGACGATTACCTGCAAGCAGATTGCTGCGTATGAGGTTGGTTCCAAAGTAACTCCCGCATACACTGCTTCTCTGAGCGCAGGCAGCTATACATACGGCCCCGCAACTGGCATCACGGCTACTGCATGGAGCGTAACGGATGGCACTTCCACCAAGGATACCGCCTCTGATTCCTTTGATGAACTGACGGTTGGCGATGCTACCAGCTATACTATTACCGCTACGGCGACTCACGGTGAGGGTGCTGTTCCTGTAACGAATCTCGGCAACGAGTATGCAGCCGGTAAGATTGCTGCCGGTAACAAGAGCAAGGCAACGGGCAAAATCACCGGTTATCGCAATAGCTTCTACGGTACGCTGGAGGCGAAGGACGGTGAGGTGAACTCTGCACTGGTTCGTGGCCTGAGCGGCAAGAGCGGTAAGGCTTTGGCGGCTGGCAACAGCTTCAATCTTGCGATTCCTGTCGGTGCAATCCGCGTTGTGTTTGCTTACCCTGCCACGCTGCGTGATGTCAGCTCTGTGCAGGATGTGAACGGTATGAACGCCGAAGTCAAGACTGCTTTCACCAAGAGCGTCGTCTCTGTTGAGGGCGCAAACGGCTATCAGGCGATTGACTACAAGGTGTATGTGATGGACATGGCAAATGCCAACGATACCGCCAACACCTACAAGGTCACAATTTAACATGGAGGTGACGCATAATGGCTGATTTCGGTAAACTGAATTTTGCGGTTTCATTTAATCCGCAGACTGCGTTCCCTCTGGACGCACGGTATTACTTCTCTACCCTGAGTGCCGCTCAGGCTGCCGCCGCTGCCGCTGTTGAAGTTGGTAGTTCGGACGGCGTTTATTTTTATGGTGAGAATGTCTGCGTTGTGACCGACTCCGCCGCAGACCTGTATATTATCCAGCCGAATAAGACGCTGAAGGCCGTTGGTACCGTTGTGCTGGGCGATGACAAGTCCATCGAAATTGTTGATGGTAAGGTCACGCTGAAAGGATTCAATTCTGCCACCGCAGGTCAGCAGCCCCGCATCAACGCGGCTGGTACTGCGTTGGAATGGTACACGCCTGACACCAGCACCGTATCCGGTCTGGCTGACACGGTCGCAGGCCATACACAGGACATTCAGAATCTTCAGACCGGCAAAGCTGATAAGGCTACAACGCTGGAGGGTTACGGCATCACGGATGCTATGACCGCCACCGCAATCGCAGAGGCAATCCAGACGGCCATTGCTGCCACCGGTCATGCCAGCTTCAAGAAGGTCAGCGCTGTACCCACAGCGGCTGAGGCGCAGGATAATGTTCTCTATCTTGTGATGAATGCCGATACCGGGTTCTATGACATCTACGCCAAAGTAGAAAATGAAGTCGTCCGTCTGGATGATGTGAGCGTCAATCTTGATGGCTACTCCACCACCGAGCAGATGAACGAGGCGATTGCTACTGCTATTGCCAACAAGGTTGACAAGGTGGATGGCAAAGGTCTTTCCACTGAGGACTTCACGACTGCGCTGAAAGAGAAGCTGGTTGCTCTCCCCGATGATGCAGAAGCAAATTTCGTCAAGAGCGTTTCTGACGAGTTCACTGTTTCTGCGGAAGGTAAGCTCGAAGTCAAGGAGGTCGCCCAGGCCAAGGTTACTGGTCTGCCCGACGCTCTTGCTGGTAAGGTCGATAAGGTCGATGGTAAGGGTCTGAGCACCAATGATTTTACCGATGAAGCAAAAGCAAAGCTCGATGGTGTAGAAGCTGGCGCAAACCAGAACCTGATTGAAATCGTTAAGCTGAACGGCACCGCTTTGGACATTTCCGAAAAGGCCGTCAATATTCCGGTCGCAGGTGTGACTGCGGGCGTTGTTACCAGCTCTGCCGATGAGAATAAGGTCGCCGTTGCGGAAGATGGCAGCATGGAGGTCAACAGCCTGAATATGAGCAAGCTGGTGCAGTCTGATGGTGATACGCTGATTCTTGATGGCGGCAACGCTTCTGTGTAAACAAGCACATCGTTTATGGGCGGGAGGTACACTCTCCCGTCCTATCTTTATAACAATGAAGAAGGGTGATTGATTTATATGGCTACTACTACTTTTAATACCCGCATTTCCCTGAAGTATGATACTTATGCTAACTGGGTTGAAAAAGACCCTGTGCTGCTGGCAGGTGAGCTTGCGGTTGTCGTTGTGCCTGCCGCTACCGGGGCTGTTGCTAAAGAGCCTGCCATCCTGTTCAAGGCCGGTGACGGCTCTTCTAAGTTCAGTCAGCTGCAGTTCGCTGCTGGTCTGGCCGCCGATGTGTACGACTGGGCAAAGGCTGAGAATAAGCCGACTTATTCTGCTAATGAGATTACCGGCCTGTCCGACTACATCTCCGGCGAAATTCAGGACACTGATACCCAGTACAAGCTGGAGGTTGATGCGGACAATGCTCGCAAATTCCATCTGTATTCTCAGGCAAAAGGTAGTGCTACATGGTCTCTGGCGAGCACTATCACCATCCCCGACGAGACTGTTTACACACTGGTCGAGGGTGGCGCCAATGGTACTGTAAAGTTCAATGGTACTGATGTGAAGGTGCATGGTTTGGGCACTGCCGCTTATAAGGACGAGGGCGCTTTCGACGCCGCCGGTGCCGCCACTACCGCACTGGACAATGCAAAGACATACGCCGATGGTAAAGACGCCGCTATCGCTGCGGCCAAGAAAGCCGGTACTGACGCCCAGGCTGATGTGGACGCACTGGAAGAGTTGGTCGGTTCTCTGCCCGCCGGTGTGACTGCCACCACTGTTGTGGGTTATGTGGATGAGAAGGTCGGTGCTATTCCTGCGCAGACCGACTATACGGTGGCTGTTACCGCCTCTACGCCCGAAGGCATCGCAAAGCGTTATAACATCAAACAGGTCGCAACCAATCTGGATGTGAACATCGATATCCCAAAAGATATGGTTGTGAAGTCCGGTACCGTAGAGACAAAGGATGCCGCAGGTGATTGGGGTAATGCCGGTACCTACCTGCATCTGATTCTTGCCAATGCAACTGAGGACAATATTTACATCAATGTTGACAGCCTGATTGAGTATGTCACTTCTGGTTCCAAAGTAGGTGACCAGATTGTGATTGATGTCAGCGCCGACCACAAGGTGACCGCTACTCTGACGGAAGGTTCCGTGACCCTGTCTCAGCTTCACGCCGATGTGCAGACTGCCATTGGTAAGGCGCACACCCACACGAATAAGGGCGAGTTGGACAAGATTGTCACCGGCGACAAGGCGAAGTGGGATGGTGCTGTCGAGAAACAGCATGAGCATTCCAATAAGACTATTCTTGATGGTATTTCCACGGCGAAGGTCGATGCATGGGATGGTGCCGTTGAGAAGCAGCACGAACACACAAACAAAACCGTTCTTGATGGCATCACTGATGCTAAGGTTTCTGAATGGGACAGCAAGGCCGCTGGCGACCACAAGCATGATATTACCGCATTGCAGCAGGCTTCCGGCTATGTCATCTTCAATTGCGGCAGCGCAACAGTGAACATCTGAGATTCGATAAAATAAAAGCGACCCCGCCGTGCATGACACACGGCGGGGGTTTTGCTTAAAAGGAGGCTGCCTACATGGCTGAATTTAACACACGAATCAGACTTAAACGAGACACGAGTGCAAACTGGACGAACAGCAACCCTGTCATTCTGGATGGGGAAATCATCATTGTTGATACGGCCAGTGGTAGCGTTCGTAGGAAGATTGGTGATGGGATAAAGACCTATTCACAACTCCCGTTTGACGATGAGGATATTTATAATGCGCTTGCGGGGAAATGTGACGCGAGCGTGTTTATCAATACCACTTTGGCGGCAGGCAGTTGGTCAAATGGTCAGCAGACGCTGACCGTTGCTGGGCTTGGCGCAGAGCAGAATGGTGTAATTGGCATTTCACAGAGTATTTCTGATGAACAATTTGCCGCAGCTGCGGAAGCCTGCCTGTATGTCTGCTCACAAAGTGCAGGCTCTATCACGATTGCGGCCAACGGAACAGTGCCGGAATGTGACATTCCCGTTACTGTGATTTTGCTGTCTTAATGGGAAGGAGGCCTTTATGAACACGACAAACTATAACCTCTATCTTGAAGATGACAGCACGACACGCTTCCTTGACTGGCGCAAAAAGATGAACGGAACCGATAACTCCAATATGGTGAAAATCGATACTGCTCTCGGTGAGAAGGCAAATAGCAGCGTGGCAGTGAATACAACTTTACTCGCCTCTGCATGGGTTGGTGTCGAGGCTCCATACACGCAGGAGCTCACCGTAACAGGTCTTACGGCTTTACAGAATGGGACTATCTCGGTGGCGCACAGTGCCACGGCAGAACAGCGCGAAATTGCCAGAGAAGCAATGCTGTCTGTTATCGGGCAGGAGGATGGCAAACTGACTATCGCTGCAGATGGTGAAATGCCCGAATTTGATATCCCGGTCTACATCATTTTGTTAGGTTAAAAGGAGGATGATTTCATGCCTATTTTATCAAATTTTCCCGGCGGAGCTGGCTCCGGCAGCGGTGGCGTGACGCTCGGTGCGGTTTCCAATATCAATGCGCTTGTTGCTTCAGGCAAGGTGTATGTGAAATGGACTGACCCTTCCGATATTGTGGTATCGGGTTCTACGCTTGCAGCATGGGGTGGAACCTTGCTTGTACGCAAGGCTGGTTCCGCTCCTAAGAGCCGCCGCGATGGTACCGTAGTGCTGGACAGCAAAACGAGAGACGCCTACAAAACATCTTATTTCTGCGACAGCGGTCTTTCCAACGGTGTTGCATACTACTATAAGTTCTTCCCTTATACCACGAATAATGCCTACACAGACAGCGAAGATAATGCATTTACAGCAACACCTACCGTTCAGGTTACTGGCATTTCAAGCTGGAGTGTGACAGGTATGACTGCATCAGAAGAAGCTGGCAACGGCAAAATGACCGTTAAGTGGACTGACCCCGCTGCAAGCATTACATCGGACGGTGTTACACTGGCAACATGGGAAAGCACTACGATTGTTGTTAAGGCTGGTGGTTATGCATCCGGTAAGGACGACCCTGGGGCTGCGTTTACACGAAAGGTCACGACTCGCAACCAGTACGCCAGTACGCCGCTGACCATTACAGGACTGACGAACGGGACGACTTACTATATCAGTTTCTATCCCGAGACTACAGACGGTGGCATCAATACTTCTACATCTCAGCGGACTACCGGTAAGGCAAACCGTATTACCATTTCAGCAATCCCGTCACAAAGCGGTACATTGACCTATAACGGTAACAGCCAGTCTCCCACTTGGAGCAACTACAGTGCTACCAAGACCACCATTGGAGGCACCACATCAGGAACAAATGCTGATAATTACAACGCTACATTTACTCCGACTGCGGATTATCGTTGGTCAGATGGGAGCACCACGGCAAAAACAGTTGTGTGGTCAATCGGCAAGGCTGCTGGCTCTTTAAGCATTAGCCCTACCTCCATTACGCTGAATGCCTCCAACAGGTCAAAAACGATTACCGTTACGCGGGCTGGTAACGGTGTTGTCAGTGCGAGTTCCAACAATACGGGTGTGGCAAAGGTGACCGTTTCCGGCACGACTGTTACAGTTTCCAGCGTGAATGACACAACTGGCAATGCGACTATTACCATCAGTGTTGCGGCTGGCACAAACCATACCGCACCTGCCAGCAAGACCTGCGCCGTGACCGCATCCTTCAAGCCTACGGCTTCCACTGCGGCTACTTCTGGCGTGAATTATACATCCGGTCTTTCCGGCGTAGCAGCATCGGATGTAACGCTGTTTGCTGAGGCAATCTCTAACAACAGTAGCATCACAAACGCGACATCCACGGTGTACATTGATTTCGGCAGCGTTCATCGTAAGGTCAGTGTTGGCGACCAGGTGACGCTCGCCCTGAATGGTACGAATTACACCTTTGATGTAATTGGCTTTAACCATGATACGCTGACAACATCTACCGCGTATGGGGCTACCACCAAAACCGGCAAGGCTGGTATCACATTCCAGATGCATGACCTGTTTGCAACGACCTATGTGATGAACAGTTCTAACACAAACAGCGGCGGCTGGAAGAGTAGCGCTATGCGCACCTCGACGATGGCGACTATGAAGGGGTATCTGCCCGCAGCATGGCAGACAGCCATCAAGCCGGTCAACAAAGCTTCTGGTACTGGCGGCGGTTCTTCAAGCGGTACGGAAACAGTCTCCGACAACTGCTTCCTGCTGGCAGAAATCGAAATCTTCGGTTCCACCACATACTCCGTTTCTGGAGAAGGAACGCAGTACGCATATTACAAGGCGGGTAACTCGAAGGTGAAGAACAAAGGTGGCTCCGCTTACTACTGGTGGGGGCGTTCTCCTATTTCTGGCGACAGCAATTGTTTCTGTATTGTCTTCAGCGGCGGCAACGCCAACATTTACTTCGCCAGCAACAGTCGTGGCGTCGCTTTCGGCTTCTGCGTCTAACCTCTCCACCCCGCCGCATTCGCTTTGACGCAGAATGCCCAGTGCGCAAACAAGGGCAGCCCGCTCTCCCCGGTCAGGGGAGACGGGTGCCCGTATGCCGCATTGTATCGTGGGTACACCCCTTGCGATTAGAAGTGTGGGAATCCCATTCGCATAAGTAAACGGAAGAAAAGGAGGAAGGAATGTCCGTATATAAATCAAAGCGCAGTACGAGCGCAATCCAGTATGTCGAGAACGCACGGCAGTTGCAGGTATTTACTATCAAGAACTGCGTGAAATTCCCAAAACGATATACCTATATTGTCGTTCAGAAAATTGCGAACCTTGTGGAAGACATTGACACCCATGTGCGTGTGGCAGAATCAATGATGCCGACCAATCTGCATGAGGCACAGCTAAAGCGTGATGAGCTCACTTACACTTTCGGCTTGCTCAACAGCTTAGATGATAAGCTTCAGCTGATGTATGACATCGTTTCGGACAACCCGAATTTCAAGACGGAGTTTAAGTGGTTACCCAACGCCATGCTTGAATGGGGTCGGCTCATCCAAAAGGAGCGTGACCTTATTACGGGCGTCAAGAAAGCAGACCGGAAACGGTTCAAGGAAAAATTCAAGGAATACGAAGACAACAGTATTCCGGCAGATTAAGTTACTCTAAGGTCAAGTCTCGTCTTGTTGTGTTCTGTGGGCTTTTGGGCTGCTGTGGTGGCTCCGCTAACAACTGGTGGGAGCGTTCTCCTAATTCTGGCAACAGCAATAATTTCTGTAATGTCAACAGCAACGGCAACGCCAACAATAACAACGCCAGCAACAGTAATGGCGTCGCTTTCGGATTCTGTAGGTCTATAGGTCAGTCAAAGTAACCCTCGTGGCGAAATTTGTACTTCTGCAGAAGGGAGACTTGTTCCTGTAGCATAGTCAAATATGCTCAAAACAGTGTGTCGATGATATGCACCGGATGACGCTTCTTGCATGGCCGATGAATACGGGAATAGTCGGTTTCATGGTGCGGACTATGCAGTTAGAACTCCCGCCTACAATAAGACTGTACGGCACACCCAATTTTCTTGTATATAAGGGATGATGTATGAACAGTAAGGAAAGACATGAAATCAGATATCAGCGCAGAGTGGCGGCTCGTCAGGCGAAAAGGATTGCCTACAGCGAAAGCTTTGGCCGCTATGAAGATGTATTCTCCTATGAGCACCTTTATCAGGCGGGCAAGAACTGCTGCAAAGGGGTTATGTGGAAGAACAGTACACAAAGCTATATGAGCCGCATTACCACGAACACCGCCAGCACGCACGACGCATTGTTGCGCAGAGAGTTCAGGAGCCGTGGCTTCCATGACTTTGACCTAATTGAGCGCGGAAAGCTACGGCATATTCGGAGCGTTCATATCTCCGAGCGCGTAGTACAGAGATGTCTTTGCGACAATATACTTGTCCCTGTGTTTTCTCACTCATTTGTTTTTGACAACGCCGCAAGTCTGAAAGGCAAAGGTGTTGACTTTGCTATGGACAGACTGGACAGGCACCTGCACAGATTCTATCGAAAGTTTGGCGTCGAAGGCGTAGAATCTGGCGGTGTTCTCACGGGCGATTTCTCCGATTTCTTTAACAGTGCGCCGCACTCTATTATCTACAAAGAAGCGGAACGAAGGATACACGATGATGATGTGCGTCGTATTGCCTGCCAGTTTATGGAGGACTTCGGGGATATTGGTTTTGGACTTGGCAGCCAAGTATCACAAATAGATGCATTGATGGTTGCAAGCCCGCTTGACCACTTCATAAAAGAACAGCTACACATCAAATACTACGGAAGATATATGGATGACTTCTATCTGATACATGAGGACAGAGAATATCTGAAATACTGCATGGATGAAATCAGAAAGAAGTGCAAGGAATACGGGTTTGTTTTGAACGAGAAGAAGACAAAGATAGCGCCGCTGCGCAAGGGAGTCAAATTCTTGAAAACGAAGTTCTTCCTGAATGAAACCGGTGCGGTCATTCGCAAGATGAACCGAAAGTCACCGGTTAAAATGCGGAAGAAACTCAGAATATTCCGAAGGTGGATAGATGAAGGAAGATTCACTATCACAGATGTAGAGACAGCCTATCAGAGCTGGCGCGGACATATGATTCGTGGAAACAGCACGCTTGTTTTGCGGAAGATGGATGCTTTCTACAACAGTTTATTCAAGAACAAGGAGGATTCAGGACATGGTAAAGTTTCTGAAGAACGGCAGCTTGCTCGCGCTTGTTGAGCAGCCGAACTGGGTCTACCTGCAGGAGAACGGCACTTATGGCCTGTGTGATTATGAAAACGCACAGGGCATCGCTATCAATGGTATCGTCTATAACCTTGCTGGAAACCTCATCAGTGAGAACGGTGAAGTCGATTTCAAGGAGATTCCCAGCGGTGAATATATGATGCAGCAGGATAAGGTCGCCGCGCAGAATGCAGCAAATGTGGACTACCTTTCCATGATGACCGGCTATGACCTGCCTATGGAAGAGCAAGCTGAAGCACAGACTGTGAGCGTAGGCGACATTGAGGGTGAAGCTGTCTACGATGACACGGTGGATGACCCGGCCTATGTTGCTACGGAAGAGGAGGAAAATGCCAATGAATGAGCATAGTGCAAGATTTGAAAAAGTCAAAGGCTATTATGACCGTGGACTTTGGAACCGGCAGATGGTGATGAATGCCGTTGGCAAATGGATTACAGCTGAGGAGGCAGAAAAAATTCTGAGCGGTGGAAATGCGTAAGAAATAAAAAGTGGGAGCCATGCTACACCAGCAGGCTCCCACAATGCATTTATGGCATATAAAACTTGGCTTTTATACAGAAGGTGGTGATTAACATGAGAATGTCCAAAAGAGAGTATCAGCTTAAGATGGCTGAGATTCGCAGGGAAAATGTTCAAAAGCAGTACAAGCAATCACTCCGCGAAGAAAAACGGAAATATGATACCAAGCGCATCGAAACAAGCAAGCTGCTTGCTATTTACCTCTTCGTGTTATTTAACGCCGTAATGATTTATGCGATGGCGGCTATGTGGGTACTTCATGATTTAACCTATCTCGGTGTCCTTATCACCGACATTGCCGCACAGGTTCTCATCTATGCGATTTATTGCCTGAAAGCGTATTGTGCGAAGAAGCAGAGCGAAAATGTGAAGCTGCGTAGAGAACGCTACGCTGGCATATCTGGCGAAGAGAATAACGGGTCGTTGAATGAGATTCTTTCCGCCGGTGCTGATAGCACCGAGCCAGTGCCGTTTACAAACGGTGCAACCGTCAATGTATATGATTACGGTGCCGACAATGGCTCCGTTGGATAACGGACAAAGGAGTGATGTATCGTGGCGTTTAAGATGCGAACCAGCAAACCGGAAGCAGGTAATAAGTATTACATAACCAAAGCAAATGGCGGCTACTCCGATGCCATTAAAGGCAGTCCAACAGATAAGGACTGCGATGTCCTTTCTAACTGTGTAGGGTATGCTTACGGACGATTTAACGAAATTGGCGGGTACGGATACTGCAAGTACCTAAGACCCGTGAATGCAGAGAACTTCATTCAGTATAAGGGCACCTCTCTGAAAACAGGACAGACACCGAAACTTGGTGCCTGCATGGTATGGCAGAAAGGCGCTACGCTGAACGGCTCTGATGGGGCGGGTCATGTTGCTATTGTTGAGAAGGTCGTAAGTGATACGGAGGTCTATACATCCGAAAGCGGATGGGGCAGTTCCAATCCATTTTGGAACAAGACAAGAACAAAGGGAAACGGTAACTGGGGTCAAGGAGCTGCGTACAAGTTCCTTGGCTTTATTTATAATCCGGCTGTTTCAGATGAGAAACCGGTCACTACCGTTCCCTCGACAAGTGGAGGAAAAATGAAATACAGTTCAACGAATAGACCGTTGGAATGCATGATGACCCAGAGTACTTGCTACAAAGGGACAAGCACCATGACCGTCAAAGGCATTCTTTGGCACAGCACCGGTGCAAACAATCCGAATTTGCGGCGCTATGTCCAGCCGGATGATAATGCTGCAAACAGAGCAGAGCTTTTGGCTCTTCTCGGCACAAATGGAAACCGAAACGACTGGAACCATATCAACCGTCAGGCTGGCCTGAATTGCTGGATTGGTAAATTGGCGGACGGGACTGTCACTACAGTACAGACTATGCCGTGGAATTATCGCCCGTGGGGCTGCGGCTCTGGCAACAAGGGTTCCTGTAACAATGGTTGGATTCAATTTGAGATTTGCGAAGACGGTTTGAACGATGCTACATATTTCAACAAGGTCTACAAGGAGGCCTGTGAAATTACGGCATACCTTTGCAAAATGTTCAATATTGACCCAAACGGAACAGTGAATATGAATGGTGTATCCGTTCCTACAATTTTATGCCATGCAGACAGTCATGCGCTTGGTCTTGGCTCTAACCACGGCGATGTCAACCACTGGTTCCCGAAGTTTGGTAAGTCTATGGCGACGGCTCGTGCCGATATCGCTGCGCTAATGAAAACCTCTGGTAGCGTTGCACCTACACAGCCGACAAATCCGACCACGCCGACAACCAGCGCATTTAAGGCGGGAGATGTTGTCAAGATTATCGGCACACAGTATTACTCCGGTCAGTCAGTTCCTGGCTGGGTTCGGGCAAAGAACTGGATTGTGCATTCTGTAAGTGGAAATCGTGTTGTTATCAACAAAAGTGAGGACGGTAAAAACTCTATTATGAGTCCGTTCAAGGCCTCTGACCTTGCACTGGCAAACGCAAAACCGACCACGCCAACAATACCGTCTACTCCGTCCGCTCCCCCTGGTAATACAAACGAGGAAATCATTTGGAACTTCTTACTTGGCAAGATTGGGAATGAATACGGCGTTGCAGGTATGATGGGCAATCTCTATGCCGAGTCTGGATTACGCCCTGACAACCTCCAGAATGCCTATGAGAAGCGGCTTGGATATACAGATACTTCCTATACCGCTGCTGTTGACAATGGCACATACAAAAAGTTCGGGACTGATAGCGCAGGTTACGGCTTGGCACAATGGACATATCACACAAGAAAGAAAGCGCTACTTGCTTTTGCGCAGAGCAAGAAGAAATCTGTTGGAGATTTGGGTATGCAGCTTGAATTCCTGTACAAGGAATTGAGCGAGAGCTATAAGGGCGTTTTTGCCGATTTGAAATCCGCCAAGACCATTCTTGCCGCATCCAATTCCGTGCTGATGAAATTTGAGCGTCCTGCGAACCAGAGTGTGGCAGTTCAGAATAAGCGTGCGGCATACGGTCAGAAGTTCTATGACAAATACGCAGGCAAGACTCCGGTTGTGCCCGAACAGAAACCTTCTGCGGTTCCGTATCGTGTGCGTGTTACGGCGGATGTACTGAACATTCGCAAGGGTGCCGGTACGGGATACGCCGTGGCCGGTCAGATTAAGGGCGGTGGGGTTTATACCATCGTCGAAGAGAAAGACGGAACTGGCGCCAAATCATGGGGAAAGCTTAAAAGCGGCGCTGGGTGGATTTCTCTTGATTATACAAGCAGAGTATAACACTCTGCCAGAAAAAGAAATGGAGGTACGATTATGGATTGGTTGGAGATTCTGAAGTACATCGCAGCCATCGCTTCCGGTCTGGCAGCCGCCATTCCTCTCGTTATTCAGCTTGTGAAATACATCAAGCAGGCTGTCAAGGAGAAGAACTGGGGCGTCGTTCTGGACAAGGTTATGAAGTTGATGGAGACTGCCGAGACTAAGTTCAAAGACGGTGCAGAACGAAAAGAGTGGGTTCTGGCGATGCTCAAGGCGAGCGCCGATGGCATTAACTACGACATTGATTATGACGCAATTGCCGACATGATTGATAGTCTGTGCGACATGAGCAAGGTAATTAACCCTGCCACACCCGCAAATAAGGTTACTGCCAAGAAGGAAGAGGGGAAGTAACTTTATTCAGGAGGTGCTCATATGACTGACCAGGAGACTGTTATGCTCATTGAGACGGAGCAGAGATGTAAGTCCAATACGCATAGAATTGATAATCTGGAAAATGAGCTGAAGGAAATCCAAAGCGAGCAGAAAGCCATCTACAAGATTGCTACTTCTGTTGAGCTTATTGCACAGCGTGTCAGCAACATTGAAACGAAGGTGGACGACACAAACAGTAAAGTCGATGCACAGGCGAAAGCTTGGCAGGAAACCGAGCGTAAGTTGTCGGAAAAGGTCAATGATGCTGAGAACAAACCGTACAAGCAGATTGCCAGCAATGTGAACTCTATCAAAGTTGCAGTTATCACCTGTATCTGCACTTTGCTTGTGAGTGGTATCATCGGTGCAATCGTCATGTTTGGCAAATAATTATCCGAGGATATTTTGTGGGTGTGAATATTCTCAGTTGAGGAAATGTGCGAAAATAAATTAGGGCAGGTTCGGAAATTACTCCGTTCCTGCCCTATTTTTTTTGCGCTATTTATTTGTAGGGGTCAAAGTGTGCGTTCGCTTTGAGGTTGTTTAACTGTCCATTATAAATTCAGCTTTTGAATGTTCACTTATAACAGCGTTGTTTAATCTAAACAGCGGTCTTATAAACAAACATTTCTATGTATGCGCCTCGGGTTGAGTAGTTTCACGAGGCTTAAAAGATGTTGTATGTTGATTGTATAGCTAACTCGACTGTGACAAAATGGATTATTTGTTGCGGGACTCGAAGTACTGTGGTGTTTCCTATGGAAAGTATGATTTGGCGCGCTTTGTGTCTACGTTAACTGCGTATAAGCAGGACAATACACTTCAACTTGCGATTGAACGGGGTGGTATTCAAGCGTTAGAGGAGTTTGTTTTAGCGCGATACTTTATGTTCATTCAAGTGTATTTTCATAAAACTCGTCGCTATCTTGACAAGGCTCTTGTTAATGGGCTGAAGGCAATTTTACCAGATGGGAAGTATCCTGAAAACGTTGAAGAATATCTCAAATGGGACGATGTTCGCGTTTTGCATTTATTTTCGGAGTCAGAAGATCCTGCTGTGTTGGCATTTAAATCCCGGAAAATAATGACGTGCGTACATGAGTCAAAAGCTCATGCCGAGAAATCAGAAAAGAAAACTGCTCGTCTAATATTTAGCCTTTTGAGATCCGAATATGGAGACAGAGTCCTGTTTGACAGTGTGGATAAAGCTGCGCACAAGCTTACGCCTTTTTTGCTGGAACCGCATGACGATAGTGGAAAAGGAATTATGATTATTGACGAAAAGACGTGTGATGTTAAAAACATTATGGAAGAATCTATTATTTTGGAATCTATTGTTCACCCTATAAGTATTAGTCGAATATATGCGGAAAAAGAGATTGCTCCTGAAGTTATAGCGAAGATTAAGGAGTATCAAGATTCGTAAGCGTAGCAGATACAGGAGGAGAAAAATGGTCAACAGTAAAGCAATTGTGAATATTGTCGGCAGAATAACCAATAGTGGATCTGCCCCTTGTAAGAAAACGCTCCAAAAAATTGTTTTCCTAATTGAAGCAAAACATATTGAACTCGGCTGCGATTATGGAATTCATTTTTATGGCCCATACAGCGCCGATTTGGATTTTGCGGTACGTGAGCTTTGCGATGAGGACATACTGAAAATTGAATATACTCCGATGGAACATCTGATTTCTGTTGTAGACACAGACTACGCGGGCGGATTCAACGATGACAAAATAAACAGTGTGGTGGACGAATTCTCTAAAGATAGTCCTAGCGAACTTGAATTGCTTGCTACAGCGCTTTACGTCTATCTAAAAGCAAAAGATGTTTCTGCGGTGAAACAGGGTGTGATTAAGATTAAAGGCGAAAAGTATTCAGAGACCCGCATCGATGAGGCTATAAAGAGGCTAAAAAGAACTGGGTATATTACCGCATAGTTGAATATGACTATTGTAGTGAATGCCGCAATGATAATTTTGACAATACATCTTCTGACCCAAACCGTGACCCAAACGCGGAAACGACCGGGCAGTATTGGGCGGACACAGTGGACGTTCCACTGAACCGAAAGTGCGCAAAAGCGCCGGAAAGCGTTGCGGCACAACGCTTTCCAGCGCTCATCGTATCTTCACACGCAGGAGGTCACTGGTTCGAGTCCAGCAGTCTCCACCAAAAAGTTCCTGATTTCACAAGAAATCAGGAACTTTTTCTGTTTATACTCCCAAATAGTGACGCTGCATTTGGGCGTTTTTCGCTTGACCCAAACCGTGACCCAAAAGCCGAGAGGTCAGGAAAGCGCCGGAGAGGGGCGGATGGCATCATCCGTCCCTCTCCGGCTGTTTTTTTGTGGGCTACATGGTCTGGCTGATGACGCTGCCGATGTCCTTCAGGATCTTCTCATGGGTGTGGCGGAAGGAGTCCGGGTCGAACATGGTGCCGGTCTTGGGCGATACGAACAGGTAGGAGCTGTGGGGGTGCTTTGCGTGTTCCTCCACTGGTGCTGCCATTGTGGTGATAATAATAAACATCCAGAATCTTATCCGCCAACAAGAACAGCTTGCCATCTGCGTTTTGCAGCACACGCCACTTGATCGGCTCGGTCAGATAGTCGCCGTTTCCGTCACTGCTCTGTTTGTAATTGCCGAAATAGACGCTGCTCTTCTGTGCGCCTTTAATCTGTGCTACCGGATTGCTTTGTGCTGCTGGATCGCTTGTGGCATCCGCTGCAAATGCTACTGTCGGCGCCATCGTCAGCACCATTGATCGGCCTGTGATTGGCCTTTGCAGCACGAGCAGATGCGAATAGGCGTTGCCATGGCGAAATCCTACCAAAATGCGAAGTAAGGCCCCCGGGAATTACCCGGGGGCCTTCACGGTTATCGTATATATTTGGAGGATGAAAAATCGGATTTTATTCATCCTATGTCGTAGGCACTGCATCAAAAGAATTCAATCGTAAGGCGGAACACCGCATAAGCCAGCAAGTCTACTTTCAGGATATCCGTTTGGGGCCGATTACATCACGGACAGCATATTGTAGCGCTTCAGCAGCTGAACGTCCTCCCGGGAGATGCGCAGGTCCTGCAGAAACTCCGGTGTCTCCGGCTGGATGCTCTTGGACAGAAATACCTTGGTGGAGGTAGGCATAATGGGTCGGCAGGAGATGCCGAAGCCCAGCCCCCACTTTGTTCCGGCGTTCAGATAGGAGGCGGGCAGACAGAGGAGATAGACGTCCATCTCCGTGTCCTGATTGTGGGTAACGATGTTGCTGAGGGCATCGTAGTGGCTCAGCGTACCCAGATAGGTGTTTTCACAGTTCCGGTACTGCTGATAGTCCTGAAAGTTCATGTACAGCGCTATGTCATAGGCGTTGGCGCCGGTCTTGGCCCGGATATCGATGACGCTGCGGACCAGACTGTTGTTCCGGCCGTCGAAATAGTACATATACAGCCGGTCAACGCCGCGGAAGAAGGCGGGCACGCTGTCGGCCATCAGATCTTCCACGGGCAGCGGGGCACAGTACAGCAGCTTTTCCGGCGGCACACCCAGGGCGGCCGCTACCTCGTACAGCGTCACCACGTCCATGGCGATCTGCCCGCTTTCGTACTTGGATACGGTGGCCCCGGTTTTGTGGAGCAGCGCCGCCAGCTCCACGATCTTCATTCCGCGTTTCTTACGGTAGTATTTGATCTTCGCGCCGATCTCTTCTGTCAATGTCATGGCACTTTCCTCAAAATCAAGTTTTAGTGATTTGACCCTCTACTTTTCAGTATAGACGCTTTTCCCGGTCCGCGCAAGGGAAAATATAATTGTGAGGAAAGTTTTTCGCAAAATTCGTTCCTGGAAAGTAAGCAGCGGGCTTTGACGGGGCGCGCGGCGGCTGGTATTATAAAACCATAACAGGAAAGGAGCGATACACCATGACCTACAACTTCGACGAGATCATTGATCGGCGCAACACCAATTCCGAGAATGTAGAGGGCTGGCGGCCCTACATTTTCCACTGCGGGCCGGAGAGGGTGTTCCCCTACAAGGACGAGGAATTCATCCGGATGTGGGTGGCGGACATGGAGTTCGCTGTGGCGCCGGAGATCCTGCAGGCCATCACCGACCGGGTAGATCGGCGCATTTTGGGCTATACCCTGGTGTACGATAAGGGTTATTATGAGGCGCTGCGCGCCTGGTGCGAGAGTCGTTACGGCTGGTCCTTCCCCAAGGAGCAGCTGACGTTCTCTCCCGGCGTCATCCCGGCGCTGTACCAGCTGACGGAGGACCTGGTCAAGCCGCTGAACGGCAAGGTCCTGACCATGACGCCTGCCTACGGCTTTTTCCTCCACGCCTGTGAATACAACGGCGTTGAGCTGGTGACCTCGCCCCTGCGGGAGGAGGGCGGCCGCTTCTCCGTGGACTGGGAGGACCTTGAGGCGAAGGCCGCCGATCCGGACGTGAAGCTGCTGATGCTCTGCAATCCCCACAACCCCACCGGCCGCATCTGGACCGAGGATGAGCTGCGCCGCATGGCGGCCATCATCGAAAAGTACCGGCTGTGGGTGGTGTCCGACGAGATCCACTGCGACCTGATCCGCGCCGGCTTGCACCATACCCCTATGGGCAAGATCATGCCGGACTATGACCGGCTCATCACCTGTATGTCTGCCAGCAAGACCTTTAATCTGGCGGGCCTGATGCACTCCAATATTATCATCCGCGACGCGGAGGAGCGTGCCCGCTTCCAGGACCGGGACAAGAACATCGGCGCGGTGAACCCGCTGTCCATCGTGGCCCACAAGGCGGCCTATGAGCACGGCGGCCCCTGGCTGGAGCAGCTGAAGGCCTATGTGGACGGCAACCTGGCCCTGGTGGATCAGTTCCTGAAGGAGAATATTCCCGGCGCGAAGTTCACCATTCCTGAGTCTACCTACTTCGCCTGGGTGGACCTGCGGGAGGTGCTGCCGGAGGTGGAGGACCTGCCGGACTTCTTCGCCAACAAGGCTGGTGTGCTGCTGGAGGGCGGCGACGGCCTGTTCGTGGGCAACGCCAGGGGGCATATCCGCCTGAATTTGGCCATGCCCCGTGCCACAGTGCAGATCGGTCTGGAGCGTATCGCCGAGGCCATCCGCAAGGAGAAGGCCGGCGCATAA